GCATCCGCATGAAAGCAAACCGGGGCGATTGGGAAGGCGCAGCAGACGCTTTCTTGCTTTGGAACAAGGGTGGGGGTAAAGTGCTGCCAGGGCTGGATAAACGCCGCAAAGACGAACGCGCCCTCTTTTTGTCGTAGGACGACCATGCCACTTCAGAAACTGCAACTACGCCCAGGCGTCAATCGAGAGTCAACCACCCTCGCCAATGAGGGCACTTGGTTTGAGATGGACAAGGTGCGGTTTCGCTCGGGCTACCCTGAGAAGCTGGGCGGCTGGGTAAAGGACACGGGCATACAAGAAACGGGTCTTGCTCCGCCAACTGGTTCGTTCTGGGGTACGTGCCGGTCTCTGTGGAACTGGATCACCCTGGCTGGTTACAACCTGATGGGTTTGGGCACGCACCTCAAGTACTACATCCAGCAATCCAGCGGCGGTGAGTTTTACGACATCACGCCCATCCGTGACACCAACGTCATCGCGGCCAATGCGTTTACGACAACCAACGGCTCTACAACAGTCATCGTCAATGACCCAGGATATGGTGCAGCGAACGGGGACTTTGTGACCATCTCTGGGGTTGGTGGTGCTGTCAATGGCATCCCCGCCGCCGCACTCAATCAAGAGTTCCGCATCACATACATTGACTCCAGCACGTACTCAATCACCGTTGCGTCTCCAGCTACATCTTCTGGCACGACCGGCGCAGCTACGTTTGCGTATCAGATTTCAATCGGTGAGGAAACTTTCACCTTCTTGACCGGCTGGGGTGCTGGTGGCTTTGGTGGCACGACGGTGATTTCTGCAACCACCACACTCAATGGCGCTTTAAACAGCAGCGCCACCACCATCACCGTCATATCGACGACGGGTTTTGCAGCCGCTGGTGCCATCGGTATCAATGGTGAGTACATCACGTACTCAGGCAAGACCTCTACCACCTTTACCGGCTGCACTCGCGGCGTGGGCAGTACCGCTGTGGCGCACAACTCTGGAGATACCGTCAATCAGTACGGCAATGCATCTGGGTGGGGGCAGGCTGCCACCTCGGGTATTGGCGCTCAGATGCGCCTATGGAGCCAATCCAACTTTGGCCAGGACCTTGTCATCAACCCTCGTGGCGGGGCGCTTTATCTTTGGAAGGTCAACGCCAACCCGTTGATCTATGACCGCGCAGTCCTGCTGTCGCCGACCAGCCCATCGCCCTACACGACAGACTCTGGTTGCCCCACGGTTTCAAACGCTGTGACGGTGTCTGACGCCTCGCGGTTTGTGATTGCCTTTGGGTGCAATGACTACGGCTCCGTGGTGCAAGACCCGCTGCTGATCCGTTGGTCCGATCAAGAGGACTACGCCACATGGACCCCTGCTGCGACCAATCAGGCTGGCAGCTATCGCCTGTCCACGGGGTCGAGCATCGTTGCCCACCAGCAGACCCGGCAGGAGATTCTGGTCTGGACTGACGCGGCCATTTACTCCATGCAGTACCTTGGCCCCCCGTACATCTGGGGCTTTCAGGTCTTGGGCTACAACATCTCCATCGCTGGCCCCAACGCCGTGGCCACCGCAGCCAACATCACGTACTGGATGGGGCTGGATAAGTTCTACATGTACTCTGGTCGGGTTGAGACTCTGTACTGCCCCCTGCGCCAGTACATCTTTGGCGACATCAACCTCCAGCAGCAGTACCAGATTTACGGCGGCACCAATGAGGGCTACAACGAAATCTGGTGGTTCTACTGCTCGGCCAATTCAACAGTGATTGACAGGTACGTCATCTACAACCACTTGGAGCGCATCTGGTCGTACGGCAATCTGTCGCGCACAGCGTGGTTGGATACGCCTTTGAGAGACTACCCGACAGCCACAAGCTACAACGGGCAGTTGATCTACCACGAGAACGGCGTGGACGACGGCACAACAAACCCGCCAAGCGCAATTGAGTCCTACATTCAGTCTGCCGATTTCAACATCGGTGATGGAAACAACTATGGCTTTGCATGGCGCATGATCCCCGACATCACGTTCGATGGGTCGTACGTCAACAATCCGGCAGTGACCTTCACCCTGCGTCCTCGATACAACCCTGGCGCAAACTATAGTGCGGCAGAAACGCCCACTGTCACCAGCACGCAGAACTATCAGGGCCAGCGCAATTACACGGTGCAGCAGTTCACCCAGATCGTTTACACGCGCATCCGTGGGCGGCAGATGGCGTTCAAGGTCAGTTCAGATGGCCTCGGGGTCAACTGGCAGTTGGGCGTTCCTTCGATTGATATACGTCCTGACGGCAGGCGGTAAATGACCTTAATTGTCACATCAGAGTTTGAACTCAACCGAGTCGTTGCGCCTCGTCTGCCAACTGCGCCCACGGAGTACGAGAAGCGCTATCACGATCAGTTTGCTGATGTTCTGCGTCTGTACTTCAACCGACTTGACAACATTCTGGGCCAATTGGTGACTTCTATGGAAACAATCCCGGTATCAATTGGCGGCACCAACACGGATGCTTTTGGACGGCTGCGGGTCAGTGAGCCTTACACGCTCTTTGACAGCCAAAGCCGCTTTGCCGCAGACACGCAGTTTGATACCTCAACCAGCGGCACCGGCGCTTCCACCTTTAACACCAACCAGTCAAGTGTGAGCATGAGCGTGACTGCTGGCGGCGTGGGGTCGGTGGTTCGTCAGACGTATCGGTCTTTCCCGTATCAACCCGGTAAGGGCTTGCTGGTCTTGGCCACGTTCCAAATGGACAACGGCACATCGGCCAATCTCAACCAAAAGGTTGGGTACTTCAACACGCAAAACGGTGTGTTTTTTCAGCGAGATGCTGGTATCAACTCGTTTGTGGTGCGGTCTTATACCGGCGGCTCGGTGGATAACTCAAGGGCTGTCACGCAAGCAAACTGGAACGGTGACAAGCTGGACGGCACGGGGGCTTCTGGCCTAACCCTGGACTTGACCCATCCGCAGATTTTGTGGATGGATTTTGAGTGGCTGGGCGTTGGCTCGGTGCGCTGCGGTTTTGTCATCAACGGCCAATACGTTGTTTGCCATACCTTTGATACGGCCAACGTGTACGGCACGACCGTGTACATGACCACGGCTATCCTGCCTGTGCGGTATGAAATCACCACCACAACCTCGGCAGTTGCAGCTACGCTGACTCAAATCTGCTCAAGCGTCATATCTGAAGGCGGTTATGAGCAATATTCCTACGGACACATTGCGCGGCGGACCACGGCTTTGGCAACCATCAGCACGACATTTCTGCCTTTGGTGTCTATTCGTCTGGCGTCTGGTCGCGGCGGTGCGGTTGTTCTGCCAGCAAGGGTTCAGGTTCTGCCGACTACCAGCCAGAACTACGAAGTTGCGCTGGTAAAAAATGCAACCCTGACTGGCGCGTCGTGGGTAACATCGTCTTCATCCAGCGTTCAGTACGATGTCTCTGCCACGGCAATGTCGTTCCCTGCGGCCAGCAGGATTGTTCAGACAGACTATGTGTCGTCTAGTGGTAGTGGGGGCACAAATCCTCTCGTTGATCCGTCCGGGTATAACTGGGACTTGCAGCTTGGGGAATCGTTGGCGGGTGTCAGCGACATCTACACCATCGCTATTCGCACCGTGTCGGGCGCAACTACTGGTGACGCAGTTGGCTCTCTGACGTTCTGGGATTTGACAAACGGCACTTAACGCAGTAATTGATCAAACAAACCCCCCATGATAGACTTGACCAAACCTTTTCTGTGAGGCACGCATGGAGCTTGCAGCCGTTAGGGAAAACCCTGCGTATAAAGAAGTTCAGCTTAACTACATCGAGTTTGCTGAAGTTGATGACATCTGGGTGCGGGCCTATTCCATCGAGAAGGCTAAGACTGTCATAGTTCAGCACGTCCACTCGCACGATCACATGACGCTTGTTTCACGTGGAACAGTCGAAGCTTGGCAGGACGGCGAGCTTCTTGGCGAGTACAAAGCCCCCGCCATCGTCAAAATCCCCGCTGGTAAAAAGCACGCTTTCATAGCCGTTACTGATGATGTGGTGTTGTGCTGCCTGCACAACCTTCGCGGCACCGGCCTAGAGTCGCCCGAAATCAAGGAGTTATAAGATGCCGTTCATTGCTGCATTTGCCACGGCTGAAGCCGCTCTTGCCGCCGAAGCCCTAATTGCTGCTGAAGCTGCCGCTGCCGCTAGTGCTGCTAGTACCGCCGCTGCTGGAACGACCGCTGCCCAAACTGCTGCACAAGCCGCTGCTGCTGAAGCCGCCGCTAGTCAAGTCGCCGCTAGTCAAGCCGCAGGAGCCGGGGCTGGGGCCGGAGCCGGTATTACCGCTGCTGAAATGGCTAATCTGCAAGCACTTACTAGTGGTACAGGGACTCAAATTGCCGCCGCAGGTCCTACTGCTGGGCTTGAAACAATTGCCGCAGGTGGACCCGGTGCCGGCGGTGCGAAGATTCAAACAGCGATGGAAGGCGCAATGCAGACCGCCGCAAGCCCCGGTCCAGCCAATGTCGCAAATAGCGGGATTATGGGCGCGCAATCTCCAGCATCGCCAATGCTTAATGAGGTCGGCCAACCCTTTACGCTTACTCCCCCTGCTAGTACTAGCCCGCTTCAATTACCGCCCGGTGCTGCGCCTGAACCCAGTTATACAGTTGCGGGACAAGGCCCGACGGGGTTTGATAAATTTACTGCGTTCGCTGATAAGCATCCGTTCATGACTGGCGCAATGCTGTATACAGGCGCGTACAACCTGGGGCTGCTTGACCAAGGAGGCGCAGAGATGCCTCAAAGAAGGTCGTACGGTCCTCAGTACCGGATGTCTGAAAATTTTCAGGCGATGGACCCCGACCCGAATGTGTACGTCCCCAGGTATGCCGCCAAAGGCGGTGTCATGTCGATTGACGGCCCAGAAGACCAGATGCCCACCACTCGGATGGAAGATGGCGATGCACCCGGCTACGCCAAAGGTGGTTCGATGTCCGAGATGCTCAATTTCTACACTCGTTTGGCAGAGGGTGAACGTGGTCGGGGCGCAAGCGCACCCAAGGGCGAAGATGTGGGCATTTACTACGACCTTGACCCTGACACTCGCTACCAAGACGCTTTGACTGCCGCGCAGATTCGTCAAGCCAAACTCAATAAACGCTCAAACCTGCGTGTGCCCAATAAGGGCGTCATGCGCAGACCAACACCGATGGGCCAAATCGATCTAACTCCGCCCGGTGCCAAAGATCAGGGTGAAGCAACGGAAGCAGCAAGGGGCGGCATCATGCAAGCTTCGGATTCATCGCTTGGTGGCTATGCTTCTGGTGGCAGTCCTCGTTTGCTCAAAGGCCCCGGTGATGGCATGAGTGACAACATCCCTGCCATGATCGGTAGAAAGCAGCCCGCCCGTCTGGCCGATGGCGAGTTTGTCATCCCTGCCGATGTGGTGTCGCATCTTGGCAATGGTTCGACCGAGGCTGGGGCTAAGCGTTTGCATGAGATGATGAACAAAGTGCGCAAGGCGCGCACTGGCAACCCGAAGCAAGGCAAGCAGATCAATCCTAAGAAGTACATGCCAGCATGATCCAAGTCTCGATGGTCCCTTCCCAGTACGTCGATACGTGTTGGAAACAGGTCGAACCATATCTGGACCGTGCGGCAGACTACACGTTTGGACGATACACCGTAGGCGACATTTACGATTCGGTCAAAGACTATGACTACCACTTGTGGGTTGCGTTTGAAGACGGGAAAATCGTGGGTGCAGTAGTCACCAACTTTGTTGTTTACCCAAAACGCAAAGTCCTTTGCATGTCGTTTTGCGGCGGTGAAAGACTGAAAGAATGGAAAGACCCGATGCTTAAGCTGCTGCAGCGTTTTGCATGGGACATGGGTTGTGATGGCATCGAGGCCACGGCACGTCGTGGATGGGCCAAGGTTTTTCAAAATGACGGGTACAAGAGTAACTGGGTGACTTTTGAGTTGCCGGTTGAAGGAGCGCATCATGGGTAAAGGCGGCGGAACTACGCAAAGCACTGGAACGACATACACCACAAACGTTCCCGAATACGCGGAACCGTATGTCCATACGATGCTGGGCGCGACCCAGAAACAGTTGTTCAATATGGACGGCAATGAGATCACTGGTTTCAAGCCGTACAAGCCTTACAGCACTGACCCGTCGGCGTACGTGGCTCCTTTCTCGCCCATGCAGCAGCAGGCGTTTGAAGGCATCGGGCAACTAGGCCCGTCTCAACTTGGTCAGGTTGGCGGTCAACTTGCTGGCGCAGCCACAATGGGTGCTTTGGGTACCGGCTACGACCCCTATCGCATGGGTCAGTTCACTTCGGAACGCGCCGCGCAGTACATGAATCCGTTCCTTGAGACGGCTATGGAGCCGCAGCTTCGTGAGGCACAGCGGGCTTCTGAGGTACAACGCACGATAGATCAGGCGCAAGCCACCCGTGCCGGTGCGTTTGGTGGTGGTCGTCAGGCAATTGTTGAGGCAGAGCGCCAGCGTAATCTGGGCATGCTCCAAGGCGATATCCGTGCCCGTGGGTATCAGACTGCGTTTGATCAGGCGCAGCAGAACTTTGCCCGTGAACAGCAGATGCGTGAGCAGTCTCGCCAGTATGGTGCAGGTTTGGGCATGCAGGGTCTTCAGACCGCGCTTCAGGGCGCAGGTCAGATGGGTGCTCTAGGTCAGCAAGAGTTTGGCCAGCGGCAAGCCGCGCTTGGTATGCAGCAGCAAGTTGGCGCACAGCAGCAGTCGCTGGAGCAGCAGAAGATCAATCAGGCGATCCAAGACTATGCAAATATGCAGCAGTATCCGCTTATGCAGTTGGGCGTCATGTCCAATATGCTGCGTGGTCTGCCCATGCAAGCGGCTACGACCAACCAGTACGTTGCGGCTCCGAATCCGCTTACCCAAGGTATCGGTCTGGCTGGCGCTGGTGCATCCATCTACAACGCAATGAGGCCCCCAGGGGGCGCAGCGGGTGGTCTACCCAGCGAGTTCAAATTTGCTGAAGGAGGCATCGCCTCGGTCCCCCGCTACGATGTTGGTGGCGAGGTCTATTCCGACCTGACGGACATGAGTGTTGACCAGCTAAGGAATGTCATCAGGGAGTCCTCAAGCCAGCGCATCAAAGAAATGGCCAAGGGAATTTTGGCTGAGAAAGCCGCCCAGCGTATGTACGGCGGCGGCATCGTCGCGTTTCAGCGTGGTGGTGATGTAGACCCAGAATCAGAGGCGTCAGTTCCTCAGATGCCGTTCCCCGTTGGAATTGGACAGTCTGTGCCTAGGCGCAGGGCTGACTTTCCTGTCACGCCGATTAATAGACCAATTTCAGACGAAGAAAATGCGCGGGCGGAAGCCAACTATCGGTTTGAGCAACAGATGGAGGAACAAGCGCAGCTTCGTAGACAAAACGCACAAGCTAGAGAAAGGGCGAAGACTCCAGAGCAAAGAGCCGCCGAAGCGGCCGCTAGAGACGCTGAATTTCAAGCTAGAGTTGCTCAAGAGCAGGAGGAACGGCGCAGAAATTCGCCAGAAGCCAGGGCAGCTAACAAAGAAAAAATTGATGAAATCGCCAAAGAGTTTGGGCCGGAGGCTGTTCCTTATTGGATTCAAACAGGCGCAATATATAACACACGCGGCATGGGTGGCGGTCGAATCCCAGAGCCAAATCCGCTTCCTCCCGCTGCGAGTCGATCTCTTGCGCCCCCTGCCGCTGGAATTATGGAAGCTGCTCAACCCGCTCCTGTGGAGGTCCCTGCGGCTGCGCCCGCTGCAATTACGGCGGCTCAACCCGCTCCTGCGGCGGCTCTTACGGGGCGCACTTCTACGGCTGAAGGCCGGGCTGGCGAAGCTGAAGCACAAGGCGCTGGGATTACTTCCGTTGCTCCTCCCCGTGCGGCGGCTCCTGTAGCCCCTTCGGGAGCTACTCCTTCGGCTGAGAGGGTTGCTGGTGAAGCCGAAGCACGGGCTGGCACCGCTCCTGTTGTTACGGCACCCACATTCACAGGCACACTGGCTGATGCGCAGCGTGCTGAATACGAGGCGCGTACAAGGGCGAATCGTCCGGTGTCGGCCTTCTTGGAGGATATTGAAACTGGCAAGCCTGAGAACACTGCTGCCGCAGAGTCCCGCAGACAGATTATGGCTGAGCGTGCTAACGCCAAAGATGAAGCTGAGCGTCAACGCCACATGCGCCTTGCGCAGTTCTTCGCCAAGTGGGGTTCGACTCCCGGCCCGACTATCGCTGCCGGTCTGAACGCGCTTGAGAAGACCATTCCTGATTTGATTTCTGACGAAAAAGAGCAGAAGAAAATAAAGCGCGAACTCGATAAGGTTTCATTCGACATTGACAACTCCATCCGGCTGGAGAAGCTTGGCGACATGAAAGAGGCACGCGCCCTCAAAGAAAAGGCCGCCGACCGCGCTCAGCAACTGCAAGAACGTCTGATGCAGGTTCAGCAGAACGAAGAAGCGTCTAAGCGGAGTTTGGAGGGCACTAAGTTCTCGGCTAATGCACAGATACGCGCTGCGGAAATTCGTGAGCAAGGCGATACTGCTAACCGCGCTCAACGTAGTGGAGAGATTGCGGACGCCAAAAAGTTTAGCCAGTATCAGACTGCTAGCGAACAAGAGCGCCGTACGTTGGAGCGTATTGCGTTTGAAGAAAATGGCGACCAACACAAGGCCGATCTAAAGACCGCAGCGATGAGAAACGAAAAAGGCGAGATACCAGCGGGCATGGAGGCAAAAGTTGCTGAGGCACAAAGACGTATTGGCGAGCGCCAAAGAGGGTGGACCGCTAGGGCTGAAGCCGCCAGAAATAACACTGACATGGCCTATGGCCGTCTCGGCCTTCAGACTTCTGGTTCCCCTCCGCGTTCTCGTGAAGACACAGACGCATTAAACTGGGCGAATGCAAACCCCAACGACCCACGGGCAGCGGAAATCAAGAAGCGGCTTAACGCCAGGTAAAGGAGGTTGATATGGGGGCTTTTGATCCCGATGCTTGGCTTGCTAAGAAAGACGCACAACCTCCCGCTGCATCCGCAACGCCGTTTGACCCGGATGCTTGGCTTGCCAAAAAGGACTTAGTTGCTACGCCCGCATCTGCGGTAGAGCAAATCCCCACGGGGGGCGCTACAGCGCCTGCGCCTAAGCCAGAAGACCAAAGCGTTTTCCGTCAGGTTGCAGATGTGCCGCTCATGTTGGCGGGGAGCGTCACGAGGGGCTTTCGCATAGTCGCTGATGCTATGGGCGCAGATTCTGCTGTGTCTAAAAACCTGCGCGGTGCAGAAGATTGGATTGCTGAACTCTACAGCGCCCAGTCCAAACAGGACAGCAAGCGCATGGCGCAGATCATGCAAGAGGCTGAGGACAAGGGTGTCCTTGACCAAGTCGTGGCTGCTGCGAAAGCGGCCCAGGTTGCCCCTGTCGATCTACTTGTCAACGCGCTTGGCACTGCCGCTCCTAGCATCCTCGCCGCTGTTGGTGCGTTTGTCCTTGGTGCTCCCGCCGCTGCAACTACCGCTGCTATGCTTGGTACTGGCGCGGTTATGGGTGCGGGCACGATTAAGAGCGCGGTCTATGACGCCACGAAAGAGATTCTTACTGGTCAAAAAGAACTCAATCTGACGCCCGAACAGATTGAAAAGATTGCCGTTGATGCACAGGCGTACGGTGGCAAGAACCTCGACTCTATCCTGCTAGGCTCCATCATCGGTGCGGTCGGCGCAAGGACAGGTGCTGAACCCGTCATTGCACGGACGTTGGCAAAACAAATTGCTGGCAAAGCCGCAGAGAAGGCTGCAACTGAAACGGCGCTAAAGACCGCATCAAGAGAAGCTGCTGAACTAGCGGCTAAGCGCGGCATCACCAAGCAAGCAGCAATAACCGGCGGCAAAGAGTTCGGCACTGAATTTATTCAGGGTGGCCAAGAGCAGTTGGCTAAGAACATCGCTCAGCAGCGCGAAGGCTTTGATGTGCCCACCATGCGCGGTGTGGTTGGGCAGGGTACGCTTGAGGGTCTTGCTGGTTTCGGCATGGGTGCGATTGCTGGTGGGCGCGATGCCTATACGGGCAAGCGTGAGTTTTTCCGCGACCAGCCTACCACCAAAGCTGCTGACGACGCTCTTAGGGAGACGGTCTTTACAACAGCGGGCGAGAACAAACAGTTCAAACCACCCGCGCCCGGCTCTGATGATTTGAATCTGCTGGTGCCTGCCACGGACGCTGCTGGCAAACCTCTGGTTGGAGCCGCCCCTGAAACTACAGCGGGCAAGACCAGGGCCGACACCGAGGCCGCAGCCGCTGCACAAGCCGCCAAACTCAGTCTTGACGAGGCCACCACAAAGGCCAACGAGTTGATCGCCAGGGTCGATGGTGGTGGCAAGATGACTCGGAAAGAACTGCAAGGTATCGGTGCAGGGCTGGGCATCACGTTTCCGTTTAGTGCGACTTCTAATCAAGCCAAATTTGACATCATCCGTGCCCATCTCGGACAGCAAGGAGCACCAAGTGTCTCAACTACAGGACCTCTCGATCAAACAGGTGGAGCAGGCGCTGGCGTGGCTGGACAGCCCGGTGCAATCGACACCGCCGGAGGAACTACAGCAGCTAAACCCGGTGGAGTGGATGTTGCTGGAGCAGCTACTACAACAACTGCTGCTGGAAAAGGAGCAAAGCCGGGTGCAGTAACTCCCACTACTCCTGCCGCGCCAAAAACAAAGCAAGAAATACAGCAAGAAATACTGAAGGCTGCCACAGACGAAGAGCTTCAACGGGCTATGGTTCAGATTGGCGGCTCAGAAGTTTCTCTCTTGCCCGTTGATCTTATACAGGCAGAAATTAACAGACGCGGAACCGCAAAAAGCGCCGCGCAAACCGACGAGGACTTGCTCAATGATCTTCTTGGCGGAGACTCATCTCTGTCTGCTAGACGCACTGGCGCTGAGATGTCTCGTGATGAGCAGTTGGACAAGCTTGGTCGTCGGTATGGTCTGAGCAGAAGCGCAGATGAGTCGGCACAGCAGTTTGGTGCGCGTATCAAAGAAGCCATTGCTTTTGAAAAGGCACGGGAAGGCAGACCTATGTCTGATATTCCCGCCACCGAGCTTGCTGGCCAGACTTTGCGCGAAGAAACTTCATACGTACCACCTGATCTTCAGATCGAGGCATACGAGGCTGAGCGGCAGAAGTTCAACCAGACCATCGAAGACGAGTCCGAGCAGCTACCCGCCTACGACAAGCTGACCAACGATGAGCGGCGCGTCTACTTCCAAGAGGGCATTGCACGTCCCGGTGCTGGCACCGCCCAAGAACACGCCCGTGTAGCGCGCAGGCTGTCTGACTACAGGCTGGGCAAAAGGGAAGAGACCATCGAAGGAGAGACGAAAGGCAGAGAGGACTACAACCGCGAGCGTGATTCGTTTGGGCGTAAGACTGGACTGTCGTATTCGTTCCCGGCGTGGAACTCTTTGTCGGACGAGAGCAAGCGGCTCTTTACTGCAATCAATAAAACGAACAGTGCGATTGAGCAGTACTCTGCCTTCCAAGCCGTCAAGGCGCAGATTCAGAAAGAAAAGACTGACGAAGCTTCAAGAGAGGCGCTGGCCCAAGCCGAAACGGATGCAACGCGCCAGATGCTCGATGCAGCGGAGCGCGCCCGCAAGTCTCAGCCCGCAGGCAAGGGAGACATCCTGCCTGACAACATCATCGAGGCGCTTGCCAAAGGTGACATAAAGACCGTACTGAACTACATCAGCGAGAAAGGCAACGGGCTAAAGCTCAAGAAGGTAAGCGACTTCTTTCTGGCTGGTGTTCAGCGCGGCAAAACTGGAAGCCTTAAGCCACGTTTTGCGCGGCGTCCGGTCAACATTCGTAATTCGGTTGCCATGCAGGTCTTTCGTGGGCTTGCAAGCACGCTGAACAACATCGAGGGCTTCAAGGTCAACGTTGTGTACGACGAGAACATGGTCTATGACCAGATTGCTCGTTACGATGCCAACACCAACACACTGTATGTCGGCCCGAACGGGCTGGATGAAGCCACCATTCTTCATGAATTGGTGCATGCCGCTACGGTCAAGATCATCCATCAGTTCTACATCGACCCGTCTGTGTTGACGGAGCGTTCTCGCAAAGCAGTTGAGCAACTTATCAGGGTTGCGGCAGCGGCCAAATCGCGCCTTGGCAGCAAGTACCCGAATGCGTTTGAGAACCTCTACGAGTTCGTCGCTTACTCCCAGACGGACATGGACTTTCAGTATGACTTGGCGCAGCAGCAAGTTGGCAAGTTGGCTGAAGCCACTGCAAAGACTGAAGAACAAGCACAAGATATCCAGCTTGAGCGCGAAGCAAAAGGAGGCGAGTCCCGCTACGACTCGTTCATGGACAACTTGTGGGGTGCGTACACCGGCACGCTAGCGTATCTCTACAAGCTGTTTACGCCCGGCGCTAAGAACACCAAGGTGTTGATGCCGACTGAGAAGTCGCGGACCACTAAAGCCAAGACAGCCAAACAAGAAAAAGCTGCTGAGACCAAAGCAGAGATTGAAGCTCGGCGTATTGCTGCGGATGAGCGTGCTGAAGAGCGAGAACTGTCATTGGCAGAGCGCGAAGCTCTTACGCCTGAGTCGTTGTTTGATGACCCAGACAAGGAGATGAAGGAGGCCAAGATCGAGCCTTTGCGCAGCGAAATGGTTATCCAGAACGGCGTAGCAAACCTCAAGCGCGAAATCTTGCGTGAACCCGGCTACAAAGGCAATCTGCTGCTGGAAGCCTCAGAGATGGTTCAACTCATTCTTGCTGCACCCGAAGGCGGTATCACGCAGTTGGCTGGCAAGGAAGGCATCGGCGCGGAGCTTTATGCCAAGATACCAAGGCTGCCCGCGCCGCCCCCGCTATTCAAAAAATCGAAGAAGGGTGCGGCTGCTGCCCCTGCCGCCGCTCCACCAGAAACGCCAGAAGACAAGTTGCGCAAGGGCGGTACTCAAGACCCCAAGACACGTGAGTTCTACAAGCCCAGCGCCAAAGAAAAGATTGAGTCAACCCCCGGAAAAATCTGGCGGTCTCTTACTACGGCTGCTGGATGGAGGGAGACCGTCCGTCGGTTCCAAGACAAGAGCATTCAGTCTCGCAGCCTGCACCGCAAGCTTGACTTGGCGGGCCTTATCAACCGGGACATGGACGGCGCGTTCAACAACTTCGATGAGCAGCGCGATGTAGCGACGGGCGAACAACGCAATTTTGTCAATCACTATCTTCGCGTGCCGATGGACAACATCAAGCAGTCAGTCAGTGATTACGTCAAGATGACCAAGCAAAAGCTTGATGACGTGTTGATTGATCTGCACATGTTCTCAGAGATGTTTCACGAGCCTGAGCGTCGCAACGTGAAGTGGGTTACCTCTGTACCGTTGAGCACAGACCAAAACTTGACGCACAACGGCAAGAAGATCAGTGCAGCACAGCGTCGTATTGATATTCTTGGCGACCCCCGCACTGGCAAGCCGGGTATCAAAGATCGCGTTGAATTGACTGAAGCTCAGCAGCGGCAGCTTTGGGACGAACTTACCAGCCTCGCCAACAACCACGCAGACCCTGCTGGAGATAGTCCGCGCATCAAGGATGACCGCATGCGTAAGCGTGTAAAGGTTATGGACATCAACAAGGACTCGCCGCTGTACAACGTGTTGGGTATTAACCAAGACGAAGTCAACTTGCGCATGCAAGAGTACCAAGCGCTTCCTGATGAGCAAAGACAGTTGCTGGACAAGATTTTTGCTGAAGCACGAGAAATCACCAAGGTCACGGCTGATCTGAATAAGATTGGCAACTACTGGTCGTTTCCCGTGTCCAATCTGGTTGGCATGTACAACTACCAGCATTACCTGCCGTTCAAAGGGGTGTCAAAACATTCTGTGGCCGACGAATTCGTTTCCTTTGACACCAAGGCAACAGGCAAGGAACTGCAAGAGATTGAGTACGCTGCGGATGGCCGCTTTAGTCCGGCTGACAACCCTCTGTTGCAGATGATGAGTGATGCTTATCGCGCTGCTGGTCGGGCTGGCCGTCGCAACTACATGCAATCAATCAAGAATGCAGTAGAGCCAAACAAACTTAATCCGACCGGTACTGGGGTTATTGAAAACGCTAAAGTTATTGGTCATATCGAATTTGCGGAACGCAACACTGTTGATCTGACTAAGTTTAAGGGTGGCAGCAATATCTTTGTCTACAACCCGGACGGGTCGATAGACATTGTCCAAATCAAAGACCCCAAGATTCTTAACGCGCTGCGTTATTCGTTTCGCGATGCATCGCCTGTGCTTGACATGGCAAACTCCGTGACAGGCTTCTTTGGTGCCATGCACACGCGGTACAACTACAACTTTGCGCCGCTCAACTTTGTACGTGACTCGCTGACCAACGCATGGACTATGGGTGCAGAGCTTGGACCAATGAAGTCCGCGCAGTACATCAAGACCATCAGTGCAATGGTGGTTAAGAACGGTCTTGGCAAGGCTATGGAAGTGGCTATCTTGCATGAGAAGGGTGACCCTGTCAGTCAGCGGATGCTGGCTGATCTTGCCAGCAAAGACCCCTTTGTGCGTGACATGGTGGAGTATCTGCGTCGCGGCGGCAAGACCACTTACTTGGAAAGTTTCTCCCTCAAGTCCAGCCTGCATGACCTCAACACCGGTCTTGGCAAACGTCGGATCATAGACACCGTCGAGAAATTCAATAAGTTCGTCGATGTATGGAACGACATGTTTGAATTCACAAGCCGCACCGCTGCCTTTGCGCTGCGCAAAGAAGAACTTGTGAAGAAGAACATCGCCAAAGGAATGACAGAAGCGGCGGCAAACCGAGCCGCAGGGACTGAGGCTGCTGCGTGGACTAAGAACCTCGCCAACTTTGAAAAGGCTGGTGAGTATGCGCGAGAGATGGGTGCGCTCTACATGTTCATCCGTGCTTCTGCGACGGGTGCTATGCGTGCGGCTGAAGCTACCTTGCCTGCTGTCCGCCCACTAAGTATGGCGGTTAACGATCTGCCAGCAGTCATACGGAATGACCCAAAAGCTTTGGAAGAATTCAAAGCCAACTACGCACAACAGCAACGCAACGCACGAATTATGGTCACCGCCCTTGGGGGCATGGGTATGGCGCTTTTCTATATGTCGGCGCTGATGGCCCCCGATGATGACTGGAAACGTAACGCCGTCATGAATGACAACATGGGGCAGTGGACTCGCTTTGCTCGCTTCCATATTCCAAATGAGGTGTCGGAGAAAGCAGGTATCGGGCGTGACGTTGTGTTCCAGATACCTTGGGGCTTCGGTCTTGGTGCGTTTGCAGCCATCGGCGCTCAGTTCGCTGGGTTCACTGTCGGGGCATCTTCGGCAAAAGAAATGTTTGGCAACATGTTTACATCGTTTGCAGACTCGTTCTTGCCTTTGCCGTTGTCTAAGATTCCGCCGACTGAGTCGCCTGAGTCTGCTGGAAAGTGGGCGCTTGATACAGTAACGCCCACCACAATTCGCCCTATCTTGGAGTTCATGATGAATACCAACGGTATTGGACAAACCATCAACAGTGCAGCGACTCGCCGCATGGGTGATGCCTTTACTGGTGGGGATCGAATTCCTGAGATTTACAAGGACGCCGCTGAGTACTTCTTCAATGCATCGCTTGGGTCGGTTGATGTTTCTCCAAATTCGCTCTACTTCTTTGCCAACAGCTATCTGGATGGTCTGGCAAAAGTCGGTGAAGTTCTCTACTCGTGGGTCAATCTCGACCGAGGCGAAAAGACGTTCAACATCAAGACCGATGTGCCGCTGATTGGCAGCTTCTTCGGTGCCAAAACCAACGTGGATTCCCGCGAATACGGCGAGATAGAAAAGCGCATCCTTGAGATCGACAAGCGCATGAACACTCTGGACCAGCGTGACCCCGTGCGGCTGGCTGAGTACGAGGCAAAGAACCCTCTGCACGGAATGCTGGTTGATGCATACCGCAGCCGTCAGGGCGAACTGAACAAACTGCGGGCAGAGGCAAGGGAAATCCGCACCATGCCTGATATCTCACCAAAGACCCGAGACGAACTGCTGCGCATCTCGACCATGCAGCAGAACGTGCTCAAGTACCAGATGGTTCAGGACTTCAAAGCCCTGGGCATGGAGCGTTAAGCGGTACGCCAAGCTCTTACGCCAATGTGGTCATCCTTCGTTGTGATGTAGCACTTGACTTTGATCTTGGCGCGTTTGGCTCCACTGTCGATGGCGTAGATCATCTCGGCTAGGCGCAGTGTGGGGACGAAAAAGCTGTCCCCCACCTCCATGCCTGTGAACGGGAAGACCCACTCCGGTTCAGTTATTTGAGTCGGTGTTAGCAAAGAAATCATCTGGCAACTCGGTTCTGAACCAGTACAAATACGCTGGGTCTACGTGTACGGCTGACTTCCATCCGGTGGTCAGACGACCCTTCTTGTCGTCGATCAGCAGGTTCTTCTCCCGCATTTCAAACTCAAACTCACGAGAACTGATCTGCCGCTCTGCAAGGTACTTCTTGAAGTCGGTCTTGGAGATTTGCATGAGGTTCTCGTCACTGACGATGCGCCCTACGATCTGGCCGCGCGGCTCCATAGCCACCTTGTTGTCCTTGATGACCAAGATGTTGCCCAAGTTCTTGTTGACGTAGTCGCCCAAGACAGACGGATAGTCGGTGCGGTTGACCTTGACCACTTTGTCGCGGATGGTAATCATCTCCAGCATCGCTTCGTTGAACACCCGGTTCACATCCAGATTGATGATGTTCTCGTTGTGCGCCATCTCACCGACCATGCCGACCACGCTCATCAGGTTCTGATAGAAGCGGTAGGTCACGTCTTCCCCAAAGCCCTTGACGAAGTGTTCGTCCCAGTACTGGATGCGCTCTCTGATGTAGTTGTCACCAAGGCGCAGCCCTGCCTGAATCAAGCGCGGACCAGCATGTCCGAAGTTCAAACGGAAGGCGTCGAAGATGTGCCGTCCAAGGCCGGTGCCGCCATCTCCCTCCAACAGCGCGGGGCGCTTGACCAACATCTCGATCAAACGCGCTGCCTCTCCGTCTGGGTTGGCCTTGACAATCTCCAGCTTCCCGTATGCGGACTGGTTGGTGGTCATCAGTGCGATCAAGGATGCGCTCATCTCGTATTCGCGCTCAGCGTTGACTGATGCTTGCATCTTGATCTTGGCTTTGCCGGTGGAGATTTTGTGGATCAGTTGGGCCAGAATCTTCGGGTCCTTGTTCGATATTTCATCGACGCCCAGCGGGATGTTGTGCAGCCCGAGGAAGCGACCCACCATGCCGTTGTCCGTGGACTCAAGGATGCTCAGGTCTTTCGGATGCCCCCAGACGCTCAAACCTGCGTACATTGCTCCGGTCTTGGCTGTGCCTGACTTGCCAAGCAAGCAAACTGTGACCCCGGAAGTTGACGTATAGGTCATGTACGGAGAGGCCATACCGCACAGCATGGCGAACGCATGGAGTTCAAAGCCCGGCTTGTCCAAGTAGTCTGCTGACTCACGCCATCTTTCGTACGTGCCGTTGGGGACGAGGAACTTGGCGATGCCACGCACAAAGGGTGACGCCGGTGCATCAACTATCTCTCCTGTGTGCAGCACTTCTTTCTTGCCAATCACGAAGCTGCGCTTGTCCCACTCCGGGTCGGTGATGTCCTCGGTCCAACCCATCTGCATCCGCATAATCTCGGCCTTGTCGGTCAGTTGCATGTACTGACCCCACTTGATCACATAGTTCATAAGGTGTGGCAGTTTTTCTGCTGAGGCGAATACGCCATTGGACGACATGAGGGCCTTGAAGCTGTCCAGAGCGTACACGTGTTTCATGGGAACGAGGATGTCCCGGACGGGGTCTCGCGGCAGTTGCAAGCGCATCAGCAGGCACTCGCCATCATGTTTGCTGAACATCCTGCGCACCGGAAAGAACTCATGCGGCAGCACAAGGATGGGGTCTTGCTCGATCTTCTCGCCTTGCTTGTTGTACTTGGTCGGGGGCTGGTAGTAGATGCCGCCTTTCTGCCCTCTCATGAAGGGGAAAAGAAACTCCGGGAAATCAGGAATAGCTTGGGAACCCTCCTGCGCCCGAATTGATTCCTCTTTATTTGTCGAGGCGGCTGGCTTGAACTCTTTGGCAAGGACGATGGGGGTTGTGATCTTTCCCTTGTGTTGGCATCCCTCACAGTGGCTGGGGTAGTTGCTGAGGAACCACTCGCATGTCCTCGGAGCAGGAAAGCGACTTGCTTTTTCTTCTGTGTCGTCATGGTTGTACTCGGGGTGGTCTTCAGACATCTTGTGGATGGCGGTGGCTCCATCGTCACAGAACTTTGCTATCGACAGCCCCGCCCACCACAGGGGTTCCTCAAGTGTTGCCGCATTGACCAAGATGTTGGCGATCTGGTTGCAGCCCGTCCCGTCCAAACTTTTCTGGGCCAGCACATCGAATGTCTTGGCGAAGTTGTCCAGCTTGAGCATCGCCTTGGTGTCATCGTCCAAGCCCTTCGTAACGCTGGACAGCACGTCCTCTACTTCGCCTTCAGGTTCCCCAAGGAACTCTTTGAACATGCCGAAGTCGTACTCATACACCTCGTCATCCAAGAACTTGGTGTCCGAGGACGGCTCGTATCTGTAGTTCTTTGAATCTGCCCAGCGCATGACTTGCGCTAGGTTGGCCGGGGTAGCCAGCGGGTCAATCGTGAAGTTTTTCAGGCACAGCTTCTTCCACAGCTTGGCATACGGCAGAAACTCTTTGGCTGATATGTCTTCGCCAAACAGCCAGTACGCATGGATGCCGTTACCGGAGTCAACACGGTTGGGTGGTGGAAGCTCTTGCTCAGTTACGAACTTGTCCAGCGCGCTGAGTGCATGCTCTTTGGTGGCGTAAGGCTTGCCCTCTCCTACGTCCAAATCTATGAACAGCGAACTGAAATAGACACACTCTTTTGCTTGACGGCTGAAGCCGTTAAATGTCCCCATCGCAACGTACACATCATGGTGTCTTGCTTTGACGGCATCGACTTTGTCGAACACCTCGTCAAGTGTGCGGGCGAAATGATTTCTCCAGTCTTCGCCTTTTGGCTTGGTTCGATCAAGTTCACCGACACAATAGACACCCTGACTTGGTAATGCTTTCTCGTAGAATTGTTTTAACATGTCTCGTCAGAGTTGAAAAGAGCGGGACGATGCCCGCTCAGAAAAGGGGGACCAGCCTCCGCTGGCCCGGTTAAATTTTGCGTCCGATCATCTCCTCTATGTAGGCTCTTGCTGCCGCAGTGTTCTTGGCTGGCAAGATGCCTTTTGCGGTGTCGCTTTCCACCAGATCAGTGAAGGTTTCGATCTTCAGCAGGTTATTGTGACGGATGGGTTTGCCACGAAACCAACTGAAGACGGTCATCCGAGTCACCTCAAGCGCTTCGGCCACGTACTTTGCCGGAAGGTTTGCTTTCACGCAAGCAAGCGCCAGCGCAATGCCAGCCTTGTTGGGATTGGCTTTGTGCAACTCAATCAAAAAGGCTTCGCTGTATGGTCGTGACATTCCCTATCCTTACTTCTTAGACCACTTCTTGACCACGTCAGAGATGTTCTTCTCGTCCGCTGCGGCTTTGGTGGATTCACGCTTGATCGGCTCAGGCATGTCACCGACTTCTTCCCGTGCGTTTTGCTGCGGTGCAACTTCTGCTTCGCTGTTATCAGCCTGATACACGTTCATCTTGATCGCGCTCTCAGCCGCTGCGCTCTTGGCCTGTTGAGCGATGATCGGCAGGTCTTCATCTGCCACCTTGCCCGCAGGGCTGAACAACACCTTGGGTGTTGGAGACTTGGTGTCAAACGCCATGCGAGTGATAACGCGCCCAGCAGAGACGTTGTGGGACGCCAGATGCTGGATGTACGGACGGAAGGGCCAACGACCGTTGTCTTCTTTGCCGAAGGAAGAAGTTGCAGGCAGCACCAACTGCATCACGTCACCAGCGGGGTCGTTAGGGAGAACCACCGCAGTGCGCCACGACAGACGGCATGCAGTGCCCGTGCCTTGAGCGCCAGAGCCTTTGACAGACTTGGGGCAGTCACCGCACGAAGCAGCGCAGGGCGACTTCACATCGGCATCGGGCCTTTCAGAGTCGGTTGACCAGCACACAGGGCTGACCTTCTGGCCTTCTTGGTACGCGCCCTCGTAGTACATACGGGATGCCTTGTGTGCCATCTTCACGAAGATGACGTTCATGTGCCGGTCTTCGATGGCACCAATTTCTTTCCCGCCAGCGTACTTGCGGAACACACCGCCTTTGATAGAGATGCGTTTGTTTTGACGCGCACCACCTGCGACTGCAAGGGTGTCTTCATCAAGCCCTTCGATGGGGGCCATAACTGCGCCGCTGAACAGGGTTGCGAGATCATTGCTCATTTAAATTTCCTTGGTTGACTGAACTTACTTAATTGGAGGGCTTGCGCACAACGATGCTGAATTCCCTCATCACATTCACACCGGGCGGCAGACCATCGTCTTTCCTCTCAGCGATGAATTCTTTGAAGTTGGTCTGAGCGATGCGCTGCTCAAACAACTCCGGTACTCCGTTTTCCATGACGAACCGACGAAAGGCATCACCGTCAGCAACTGTGTATCGCTCATTGAGCCGCCGCATGACTGTGCCGCTTGCTGTCCTGATGCTGCTGGCGTTGTTGTCATTGCATGCGACGAGCATCTGGCTCTCTAGTGCTTGCATGTCGGTCTGAAGCTCTTTGTCGATGACCTTCCATTCGGCCTCTATCTTCTCTCGTTCGTTCCTGATTGTCAAGTATGTCTTGACCAATTCTTCAAGATTCACTGTTTCAACTGTGGTGTCACTCATATTCCTAACTCCTGCTTGTACAGATCGACCAGACTCTCGTGCATATCGACCTTGTTCTGAAGCATCTGGTAGATTTTTCGCTCGGCCTCTGACCCTTGCAGATGCACAACGGTCATGCTGTTCTTCTGCCCGACGCGATCAATACGTGCGATGCATTGCAGATAAGTCTCTACAGACATGACCGGCGACCAGAACACAACGGTGTTTGCAGCGGTCAACGTCACGCCGTGCGATGCAGCTTGCGGCTGGATGATTAAAACTCTTGGACTGTCTTGCGTCTGGAACCTGTTGATGATGTCCGAACGCGCTGATGCTGAGACTGCTCCGTTGATTACTTCATTGGTGACTCCTTGTGCGGTGAGAAACTTGGACACGATCTCAATCGTGTGGGTGTAGGGCACGAAGACGATGACCTTGTGTTCTGTCTCGTCCAGCACTTCCATGAGCGCGTTGAACCGTGGCGATGCGTCGAACTCCACCACCTCTTTGGTGTCGGTATAGATTGCTCCACCTGACAACTGCAACAACTTGGACATCATGGCAGCGGCGTTGACCGCACTGATCTCTTCCCCGGCTGCGCTGATGAGCATCTCCTTCTTGAGCAGCTTGTAGTACTTCTCCACCTGTGCAGACAGCGGCACTTCGCGGGTCTGATACACCACTTCAGGCAGGTCTAGGCAGTCGGCCTTCTCAAAGCGAATCGCTGGCTGGAGCGCCTCAAACACGGTGGACTTGGCGGTCTTGCGCGGTGCCCACTGAAAGCGCGAGATGGAGTGCATAACCTTGTCGCGCCACGCACCGAAGAACTTGGGCACACCCTCGGGGTTGACCAGCTTGGCAAGGCCATAGGCGTCCAGCGGAGACTGCGATGCGGGCGTACCCGTGAGCATCCAAATACGGGTCGAGGGGGTGATAAGTTTTGCCAAGGTCTTCCAGCGTTTCGTCGAAACCGTTTTATATGCATTGGCCTCGTCAACCACAATTAGGTCAAACCCTGCTTTACCTATCTCATCGGCTACAGTCCCCACCCCGTCGAAGTTGATGATGACGAACTCGTAGCCACCCTTGATGATCTTGATGCGCTTGCTTGTCTCGCCGTGCGCCACGCCAACTGTGCGGTGCATGGCTGTTTTGAAGATGTCGGCCTGCCATGCGGAGTACATGATCGACAGCGGGCAGATGACCAGCACCCGCTTGACCAGCCCTTGGTTCATCAGATAGTCTGCCGCCCAGATGACAGACGATGTCTTGCCTGTGCCTGCCTCGTTGAAACAGAACGCACGGTTGCGCAGCGCCAAGTATGAAGCGGTGATCCTTTGGTGGGCAAATGGCGCGTACAGGCCGGGCCACTCGTACTCTTTGTCCATCGGGCTTGGTGCGTCACCGTAAAGACGCACGAGACGTTGCATCTCTTGTAGGCCCCAGTACACGACGACATCTGCCATGTTGCCGTCATCCTTGATGACCTCGACCCGATCAATGTGTCCGACAAGAAACTTCAGGTCGGTGGATGGCACTTGCATGTGGACAACTGTGTCCTCTACTACGTTCATCGAACTGTCCTTCACTGTGTTTTAACGAAGACCCCTTACGGGGGTCAGTCGGTCAAGCCTGTCACGCCAGAAAGGAGGAATTGCATAGCGCCGCTTGACTGACACGGTTAATCCGGGTGGCTCCTGCAAATGTCCCGGTCTTGCCCACTCGTGCCTTACGGCAAAAACAATTACTTCTTGCGTTCTCGTTTGCTTGTCTCAGACACGAGGTTGCTTTTCGAGTCGCGTTTGAACGAGCGGTTCTTGGATGGCGACACGATGCGCAGACCATCCTTGTTCAAGCCGCCCTTGTCCAGCGCCTTGACGTGTGCGACATCCTTGCCTTCGCGTCGATCTGCCTTGCCGTTGCCGTTGGCATCAGTACCGGTCTTGTCAATCGACCTGCGGGCGCGTTGGCGCTCCATGCGGCGTTCATGCTCCTTGCGGGACAACTGCTGCTGGTATTCCTTCTCATACGGTCTGGGTTTGTTTACGTAGGGCATCGTGCTGCTCCTTCATGTGTTTGACAGAAGTGATAGTCATCCTAGTCTCTGTCGCAGCCACAAGCAACTGCTCAATGGCTTCGTCAAAATCCTTGCGCAACAAGCAATTATGCGCGTCCTTCAGTGCTTTTTCAGCCATCATCATGGGATAGGCGTAATCAATCACAACCTCTGTGCTCATCGTCTTTCCTTGTAGTACTCGCATGTTTTGACAGGACACCAGCCGCAAAGCGGTGTCGGATTCGGATTCCAAACGCCCGATACGTGTGACGCATCGAGCCTGATAAGGTCAGGGTGAAATTGATCCCAAAGCTCATCAATCTGATCTCGGGTGTACGACTCATCGACAAAACTGTTATGCACGATGAATAGCAGCCCGGCCTTGATCTTCTGCAACTGCGGGAAGTGGGCAAACGCCATCAACGCCATCAGTTTTAATTGTTTTGGGTCAGGGTACTTGCTGCTACCGGTCTTGTAGTCCACGATGTACCCTTGATCATTATCGACAATCAACAAATCAACTATCCCGCGCACCCAGCGGTCTGACGCACCAAAGCTGCATGGCTTTCCTTCGGCATCAAGAGCCATCTTGTACTCGGGGTATCGAGTGCCGGGGATTGCCAGAAGTTCATCCAGCACGGGCTTGAAGTGTTCGTAGTTCTTGGGTAAGGGTTTACCCTCGCCAACGTAGTCCTCGCAATACTTATGAACCTCAGTGCCGAACGTCATCTCCTGAGTCACCCGCTTGGTGAAGTTCTTGAGAACCTTGACCTCGTGGTACTGCCGTGGGCAGTTGATGTATTCCTTCAGGGATGAGTACGACCAAGTGTTGTTCATTGTGTGCCTTCATACAGTTTGATGTGGCTCTTCAGTCGCTCAACGCGGGCAGTGTTGTACTCGACCATGCAGCGGGCGTACTCTAGTGTGGACTCTGCCCGCAACAAATCCCTTGCTGCTTCTTGCAGTTCTTTTTCCATGAGGTACAACAGGTCCGGCTTGGACAAAAGCTCTTTGATCCAGCCAAATATTACTTGTTTGAATGGCATATTGTCAATCCCAATTTGACTAATCTCAGCACTCTCCGTAGGAGGATGCAAACTTTGCTTCGCAGGCTACGGGTAAACCCTTGGCCCACTCGGGTGGCTCGGACATGCACTCGATGATGTACTCAAGCGCCTCGTCCTTTTGCGCCTCTGGAGCCACGATGACGGCGGCGTCATGGACGGTCAGCTTGACCGGATACCGCTTCTTGATCTGGAGCATCTGCTGCCCAACGACGACCCGCGCCAAGCCTTGCACCACGTTCTCAACCAGCGATCCACCCCACAGTGGCACGGGACCTTTGCGGCTGGAGTACACGTACTTGCTCTTGGCTTCCGATGTGTCAAGCCTCAAGCCGGGGTATCGGATGTACAGCCCATTAGGAAGACGGATGCCTTCCTTGTCCACCACTAGGCACTTGTTCAGCCCGTAGTAGAAGGGCTTGGTGTTGCCCCAATCAGCCATAGTCCTGATGACCTCATCGCCCTCGCGCCACAGGTCGATCACCGCATGGTTCTTGTCCCGGTACACGCCCACGATGCGCTTGGCCTCTTCCTCATCGACGATGGCGCCCGGCGGCGTAGTCTTGAGCGTGTGCTGAAGTTTTAACGCCCCAGTCCCGTAGCCCAGACCCAAGATGCAGGTCTTGCCCACGAAGCGTTCCACAGGGTTGGCCTTAGAGATGGGGCGGTTGTAGATGTCCGTGGCAAAGATGGAGTACACGTCCTCACCCTTGCGGAACTGCTCAACCACATCATGCTGTCCCGCCAGCCAGACAAGGATACGCGCCTCGATTTGGGAGGAGTCGCAGTTGATGACGATGTGCCCGTCCGGTGCTAACACTGCGTTCTTGAGCGCCTTCTTTTTCTTGTCGCGGCTCGGCAGGTTCTGGAAGTTCACCTTGTCCATGCCAGCCCAGCGTCCGGTGTGAGCGCCGTAGTACTTCAAGGGGATGGGCAGCTTGCCCTCGTTGCGTTTGCCAACGTCGATGAACCGTTTGATGCGAGACTCTTCAATCGTGGACTTCGTGCCCAGACGTATCGCGCACAGTTGCTGTATGAACGGGTCCTCGTGTTCCGTCAGCGCCAAGAACCCCTCATCGTTCTTTGCCAGTGCAAACGTGTCCTTGCCCGTGGTCTTGCTTACCTTCATCGGCGGCGTGACGTTGTTTTCTTCAAGCAGCATGGCGAACTGTTTGTTGCTTGCCAGCTTCTTGCGCACAGCTTCTTCTGTGGGGCATCCAAGTTTTTCCATCAGGCCCCTGAGCAGGTCGCTCTTTTCCTGTTGCACTTCAGCAAGGCGATTTTGTAGGAGCGCATCATCAACTTCAAAGACCGGCTCAGTGAACATGCGCAGCGTCATGTCGATCAGTTCAAACTCGTCGTCCGGGGTCGCGCTCGCGAGAATTTGGAAGAGCCTAAACGTCAGGTCCACATCGTTCTTGCAGTATTCACCATAGCGCCGCAGTTCTTCGGGACTGAAGTCTTCGCGCCGCTTGCCTTCGGCAGCTACCACCTCATCGCCTTTGACGCCCAGCTTGTACCGCTCTGCCAACTTAGCCAGCGAACCACCAGCATCCACGCCGTGGAGCGCCCGCGCCATGCTTAACGTGTCGAGAAAGAATGCGGGCTTGATGCCGTAGTGCCAGCTAAGAATGCAACCGTCGAACAGCGTGTTGTGACAAAGTACGGCCGCCCTATCTAGCTCAAGCGACAGCAAAAACTTTTTGATTTCATCGTGTGTGCCTGAGACCCAAGTACATTCGCCGTCGTCAACCTTAACAACGACGCCTATGACTTCAAACTTTGAGTCACGCACGTACTCTTCGGTCGTCTGGTGCTTGAAGCCCAGCTTGATCTTGTTGTCGTAGAACGTCTCAAAGTCAAGAGTTATCAGTCTCATTCTTTTACCCCGAATGCTTTGCGGATCAAATCCGCAGAATGGAACGGCTCGGCTTCGTATGCGATCTCAGCGCATCGGTTGGCGACAAGGGCGGCGAAACGGGCAAAACCCTCAAGCCCTACGATCTCTGCTACGCCGTCAGCGAACCCAGCCTCCCGCGCCATCTTGATGATGTCTTCTTTCATGCAACCCCCAAAGCAAAGTTAAGCCAAGCCACTTCAAAGAACCATGAGTCATCAACATCCCAACCAATTGCTGCGGTCGGGATCAAAAAGAACACGCGCTGATTAGTTCTCAGGTACATGCTTGCCCCCTTGCTCGGATGGCTGCGGCAAGCACTGCACCCGCATCTGTGTCTGAATCACTTTCAAACGCATCGCACACCTGCGCACACGCCTCGCGCTCGGCCTTCACCGCCGCCTCAAGCTCGGAGCGGTAGCACAGGGTGTCGTCGTCATCTTTGGTCATGCTTGCCCCCTTGCCTTGAGCATGGCATCAGCCACGATGTACGAAGCCTGAGCAATCTCTTGCACGTTCGTGCTGCCGTTGGCAACAAAACCATACATCGCCTTAGCCGCGAAGTAGTCGCGCAGGGTCATGCCTTCTTTGGTTGTGTGTTCCCTCTGACTTGGAAACGCTGGCCCGCCTGTGTCTTTATCCATGTGTTCTCCTAAAAAGGTGCTGGTTCAGCAGTCTCATAGACAGAGGGCTGCTTCGGAAAGCGACGAGGGTCCAAGCGTGTGAAGGGCCACCATGCCTTAAGTTCCTCTTGGCTCAGAACCCTTTTGCTTTCGTTTGGGTTTTGGTTGCGTGATCGCTTGCTCTTTGGTGAGGAAGGTGTGGTCGTTGAAGCAATGGCGTCTTCTGATGGGTAATCCATTCTCGTCCTTCAGTGTGCTTTGAACTTCTGTGGGGGCGTTGCAGAGGGGGCACTTCATGGTTTTGCAAAGTGTGAGTTCATGACTTCTTGATAGTCAAAGTGGGTGTTAAAGCATTGATCTATGGACACGGTCTCGGTGCTTTGTGCTTCGACTTGGTCGTTGTACGTGAACACTTTCTTCGGGACGCGCACGGCTGACCTAACAAAGTCGTAACCAAGGTCGGTTGGCCTCCACAGCCCCGAGTGCTTGATCTTGGCTTTCTCGTCAGCAGGGCATCGCTCTACGAGACCCCACCACTTGAGCGTGGGAAGCTGATTAGAACGCACCAGCCAGCGCGGCCCCTTGAGCGGGACATCGACCCAGCCATTCTCTAGCGGTGTGGACACGAGCCAGATCAGCGAGCGGGCCATTGTCTCGTTGAGCGAGCGCCCGTAAATCTTCCCCCAGCGGGCACACACGGGGCAGTAGCCGCCCTCGTCCTCAATGGTGTGCCGCCATGCGTCACGGTACGGTTGCAACTGCTCGATCATGATTCCCCCGATGAATACGTTGACACGGGCACAGCACCGAACGCGCTAGGCTGGAAAAGAATATCAGCGGCTGATGTACCGTTTGCTCCGGTGATGACTGACCCTGGAGTGATGTTGTTCAAAGCCTGTTGGGCAGCATGCATTTGCCGTGGGTCGTTCCCGCCTGTCACGTATCTCCCTTTTGATTTGATTGTCAGGGTCCCTTCGTCTTGCTCTACCTCACCCGCTAGAGTCCTGAGCACCAACTCGTTAAATTGATCAATGTACATGCGGTTTCGGGCTTCTTTGATTGCGCGTTTGTCTTTTTCGGGCAAACAGGCATTCGCCATGTCCAACACTCTGTGCCACTTGCCGGTGTACACATCATCAAAGAATTCCTCGGGGTTTGTCTTCATGCGTTCAATCAGAATCGCAGTTCCTGTTTCCATCGTTAATCTCCAAAATTAGAGAACTGGCATCAACCTAGCGTTCCACGTGGACATGGAATGCTAGGTTGATTCGGGGGTCAGTGGGCTGCTGCGTTCTCGATTTCTCGTTTGAGATACCACTCAGCCTTCTTCAGATTCTCAAGGCGCGAACCCTAGTGGTCTGCTCGGGTGATGTACTTGACGACATTGCCCAAGTGGTAGTTGAGTTGCTTCGCCTCAATAAAGTCGATGGTCTCAATGCCGCCCACTTTGTAGTGCGATGGATGATTGACGACATCCTCGCGTGGAGTCTCGTCCACAAGAACCACAGGCAACTCGATCTGCTGAACTGGCGCAGGTGGTACGACTGGCACTTTTTCTATGCCAAGTTCACGCATCTGCCGCCGAGCCATCGACATCAAGTTGTATGCGTACTGCTTCTTGACGTTGAACTTCTTCATCACCTGATCTGCGGTGAGAGTGCGGTCCTTCATCATCATCCTGACTGTTTCACTAAGTCTATGTTTACTCACTTGCCTTCTCCTTCTTGGTTTGGCGTTTGATAGACACAATCCCAGCCCCATGCTGAGTTCGTGCTGATTGCATGTCATCGGCGTACATGTACGCCAGCGTTGGTATGTTCTGCGGCTCTTCTCCTTTCATAATCAATCCAAGCATGGCGAACCCTGCATGCAGGTCTCGCAAGTTACTTCGGTCTTCGTCAGTCATTGTTTCTTTCCAGTCATTTGTTTCAGTAGTTCCTCCAGAGTTGCAAATCCGTGTTCGTCGATGACAACCGCTTCGCCACCACGCACAAGAATCTCATCAATGTTCTTGTCTTGGAGCGCGGTCGTCTTGCCCCCGTTGGCCTTGGCCTCGATAGCTAAGAATCCACCCCGAGGTGGGACGCAACATATGAAGTCAGGCACACCCGCATTGCCGTAGCCTGTGCCAATCGGCATCACGTGATAGACGCCATATCGCTTAAGAATCACCTTGATCTTGTCCTTGACTTTGCCCTCGGGTGTCTGTGCCACTTGTTCCTCCTTTCAATGATTCCAATGTTTCTCTGTCCATGACCAAGCAGAAGTACGTCTCACTCACGCGCCAGCCAATGTCATCAAAGTCTGCCGACATGGGGTTGACGTAGATAGACAGTTTTTGCAGTCGCGCCTCGTGTTCAAGCAATTGGTTAGACGCCGCAAGGATCATCGCCATCTTCGTTTTGAGCAAGTCAGGCAATGTGTCCTCGTCGTAGTACCGCACCAAGCCATCAGCCACATAGACGATGTATCGGTCCTCGATTCTGCGCAGAGGGACCCGTATGAGGTCCCACTTCCTTGGGTGAACAACAGGGCTTAGGTGTCCAATCAAGTGGAGCATGGGGTAACCATCCACACATGGTCGTAGTGGGTCGGAGACGTGTTGTAGAAGAACACCGAGTCGAGCGATGCGTCATAGGCATCTGTGGTGGGCAAGACACCGCAATTGCGCCCGTGGTTCTCGTACGCGACTTTCACCATAGTCATCAGCGGGATGAGTTCTGGTACTTGCTCATACGAGCGATAGCGACTGAAACTTTGCATTGCGTGACATCTTAAGACTCCATCAACTGATTTGGTTAACTTGTACTTGCCGATCAGGTAGTCGCCAAACTCGTCCACACCGATCATCCAGTACGGGTTGAAGAACATGCGCTCACCTTCTTCAACCTTGACCTTCCTTACTCTATCAGCTTCTTCGTATTTGTCAAGAACTGATTGACATTTATTTTGGTCTACTTTCACCCACTCACTATTAGGATTTCTACCTAGAGCCATCAACAAAAGGGCGTGTGTCTCATCAGCGGTGAACTCGCCTGTCTTCCTGCTCTCGCCCAATGATTTCTTAAGAATCTCTTGGGCAGTGCCTACTTGCTTGGCCTTCTTTGTCTCCATATCAGTCGCGGCAGGGATGACCTTGCACCGGGACAGCGTAGCAATCAGCGATGAGATTTTCCCGCTACGGATAATCTCTCTGTCCTCTCGGCTACTGCCACGCTCCTTTTGGTAGAACGGTGAACGGAAGCAATACGTAGGCTTGTCGTCGATTGTCTTGATAAACACTTTGCCGACAGCGATGCCGTTGCTATGACCGAGCAGCCACGCACCAGCGACATTGCGAATGACCTTCAGGCCGAACTTGAATTGGAGTTCACGCACCAATGGAAACAAAGGTGAGTTGTACAGTTCTTGGTACATTGCCTCATCACGAAAGTGCTCAAGAAAAAATCTTTCTACTGTCATTTCATCTCTCCTTCAATAAACTCAACGGGACGCTGCAAGGTCTTGACCTTGTAGCCTAGCTGCATGATTCGTCTGATGTTCTGCTCAGTCAGAGTCGTCGTACCCGCGATGCTGGCAAACACCTTTGCGCCCTCGCAGTGCGGATAGAACTTCGTCTGCCCATAGACATCCCGAATCTCGACTGTGATTTCTTTCACGGGCACTATGATTACCTTTCCACCCTCTCGTGGGTCGTAACACGCGCACCCTCTCTCAAAGCATGCTTCATCAATAAACAAACCGCTCATGTGTACTGCTCCACTTCTTTGCCATCGACGATGACCTTCATACCCCAATCGCTCCCCGGTATGTCGTCGCCCATCCGGTAAGTGATCTCCTTGAAGATTTCTGGGTTTTGCACGTAGATGTCTTTGACGAGCCTGCGCTTGACCGGCATGAACAGTTCGTCATAGGCAGAGTACTCATCGTTAGACCTTGGCCCAAGCGAACGCCCAACAGCGCGGTACAGAATCCGACCGACCCCGTAGCCAAGCGTGAACCAGACGAACGCATCGAGCGGCGCATCGTTTATGAGTTTCTCGCCTTCAAGGAAGCACGAGTCCTGAAAGACGTCGCCATAGTGGTCGGGGACTTTCTTCTCCTCTAAAAGCTGCTGTGCCATATCTATCACTTGCGCAATGCTCATCGCCTTGAGCATCACCTCCGAGACCTTGAAGAAGTGCGCGTACTCGGCTATGGCGAACTTCGATTTCTTGCGGTCCACTTGGCTGACAACAATCTCATACGGCTTGATGGGTTGCATGGTCTGTGCGTTGACGCGCATCCCACGATAGATCGGATAAGTCCTGTGCCCGCCATCCATCCTGCTTCTAAATATCATTCCACCCTTGCGTGAGTTTGTAGAGAACCATCCCCCACGAAACATGTCTGAGAAGAACATCCTGTCACCCTGACCGTACCCATTGGCGTTGAACTCAAACTCGCCCTCGGGTGTCTCGCCCGGATACACCGTGCCTACGATGCGCGGTCGCGCCACATACGTGTAGTACCCTTCCGCAGACTGTCCAATCGACGCATTTTTGTTCGCCTTCTTCAGGGCTTCAGCTTGCTCCTCAGTCAGCTTCTGCACGTCCCAGTTCTGCCCGTACACGATGTCAAAGACCTTCTTGCCGTCTTCCTCTCGCACAAGAAAGTATTTCCTGTTCTGCCGCCTGTTCACGAGCGGGAACCTGTTTGTCGATCCACGATAGGGTGGAGTCCCAAGCGTGGTCCTTGTGAGTCGTTGATAGCTCAGTATCATTTCTTCTCTCCTTCTTTCGTTAGATCGTCCAGCCATGACAGCACATCGCGCCACATGTCTTTGGACATGGTTTCAGCCTCTAGTTCCTTCAGCGCTTGGAAATGCGCAGAGGGACCGTGGGTGTCGATAAGAAACTCAGCGATCTGTTTCGTTATGCGTGCCCTGCGCGGGTCAGTGATGTTGCGGTCATCCATGTGGAGCTTTCTGCCTTCATCAATGGCGTTCAGGTATGCAAGAGACTTGTACATCTGAGTCATGATTGCGTCGAGGTCAGTCGTCTCTGACATGGACAACTTTCGATCCACTCGGTGGTGAGAAGCTAAAGTTCTGCGTCACCATCCACAGGGTTGGACTGCTGATGTTCCACTTGACATCGCTCTCAACGTAGCCATCGGTGAACATGATGACGCACTCAGCTTGCAGCTTTTCCTTGTTGATGTAGTCAGCCACGCACCCAGCGTGAGTACCACCGCCGCCTTGCGGCTTGAGCAGACCCGCGATGTTCTGATAGTTGTCTACAAAGACTTGCTCACCATGCACAGCCGTGTCCCACCACAACACCCGAACCTTCTCGGGCGCACAAAGGTCGCAGATAGATACCAGTTCTGAGGCGAACTCAGCAAGCTGCTGCAAACCAATCGAGCCTGATGTGTCGATGGCGATGATGACCTCACCGATAGTCTCGTTCTCCACGCTTGGCAGATAAATGTCGTTAGCCATCTGCCGCTTGTTGAGGCGCCGCCAAGTGAACTCGTCCTTGCCCTTCATGGATGAAGACACAAAGTCACGCAGGGCCTCGCGCCAATCAACCTTCGGCTTGAGCAACTCTGAGATGACACGGGGCACTTTCGCACCCATGCGCCCAGCCAGCATTCCACCCTCACGCAGAGCCTTGTCTATCGCATCGTTGATCTCTTTGACCTCCTCGTGGCTCATGCCGTCAAGCATCTTGTCAAAGTCATGCTCGTCTTGCTGAGAGATGTCATAGGTCTTGCCGTTGACTGTAACGGTGTCCCACTCGTCACCATTGCCTTGGCCTCCACCCTCCGGTGGATCGCTACTTGGGTCGTCGCCTTCACCCTTCTGACCCTTCTGACCCTTCTGGCCTTTCGGTGGCTTGGGGCACGGCTTGGCGTGTTGCTTGAGATAGTTGTAGACCTCGCGCATCGACCAGTTGTGAAACATGTCGTCATGCACAGCACCATCAGGCAGGCGCACGATAGGCTCGGATGAACCACCGATTGTTCCTTTGATGTTCTCAATGATGTCGTTGACAACAAAGTCGGCCGCAAGGTTCGCCATCTTCGCGTTCTCTTTGAACATCCCCCGACCATAGGGAACTTGCTTGAGCGCTACGTGCAGGTTCTCGTGCAGGATCAGACCTCGACACTTGGCCTCGTCGGTGATCGTCTCCAAGAACGCCCTGCTGTAGCGTTTGTTTATGCCATCGGTGTATGCGGTGAACGCCGCATCGACCACCTCGCTCGTGCCCATGAGCATCACGCCTGAGTACAGCGCCGTCTCTGGATGCTTCATCAGCGCAACGTGTGCGCGTTTGACTCGTGTCTCTTGCTTCGGCATATCAGACCTCCTTGAACTCAAATGAATCTTCCGACTCGATTACTTTCATCTTGCCCTTGGCGATGCGATGGAGCAGTTCAGCAGTCATGAACTTATGCATTCTTAGATCATGCTTGGACTGCTGCCACGCTGCCGTTGCTGCGATAGCCCAAATGAAAAGGGCAAGCTCTGTCATGGTGACTTCCATGTCACTTCCTTCCTTCGTTGATTAGGACCCCACGTGACCGTGGGGCGATACTCAGAACATCTCGTGGTTGTTCTTGGCCCACTCAGCAATCTTCTGGTTGTTCCGCGCCAAGCGCAGCGCCTTGGGATTGCGCATCATCATGGTGAAGAACACAGCCTGAACCTCGTGAGAGGGAATACGCTCGACGAACAGCATGAACTTGGTCAACTCGTCCTGTGTCGTCAGCACATCTACTGCCTGAAACATAATCATCAACTGCGCGCTGACGTCCTTGGGAATCTCAATGGACTCCGGCGTCTTGATGATGTCCTTCACATCAGTCAGAGACTTCTCAAGCGAGAGGAATGCCGCCATGTCCCCGGCTGCTGCCGCACCGATAGTGCCAGCCAGCGCCACCTTCGTAGCGTTCTCGCCCAGCGTGTCACGGTTACGAACGATCACGTCTGCCTTCGCCAACGAGCGGGGAGAGACAAACGAGAGACTCGTCATTGATGGCTTGAAGATGTACGGGTTGTCCTTCTGCTCATCGCCTTCGATGTACGATGCCAAGCAACGAGGGAACATAGAGACCCACGCACGGATGACACGAGAGATACCGTTCTCCGATGCCCATGCCAACCACTCATCAGGCGTAGGCTTTGCCATGCGCACGATACACACGCGATTGCCCGCATGAGCCAGCATGTTGTCGCCCACGCCGTCCGATGCGTTGTTAGATGTTGCAAAGACCATAGACTTCCTGCCGTCAGCACCCACAGGCAGAGGCACATCGCCAGCCATACGCTCAAGCATCAGTCGGGTGAAGATGACCTGAAGCAGCTTGGGTGACTTCATGAACTCGTCGAGCAGGATGCACTTGGGCTTGGGGTCAGATAGATTGAACAGTGTCGAGACGTAGTACTCCAACTGCTTGGTGGCATGGTTGGGAATAGTCATACCGATGTCCGACATGTCCTTGACGGGGCAGTCGACGTAGATGTAGTCGTACTTGTCACCCTCGATGCTCGTGCCGTCAGCAGGGGAGCGCCACTTGTCGCCATTGTCAGCAGCGATCATCGCCAAGAGAGACGTCTTGCCACAGCCCGGCTCGGACTGAATGACCGGAGTTAGCTCTCCACTGATAAGTGGAATCAGAGTACGCAACTCTTTGATGGTGACGGTGTTGACGAATTGAACTTTAGACATGATAAAAAACTTTCTTGACTGAGGTTGAACTTATATTTTGATAACTTCAGACGCATTGAAACGCGCCGAACTTGGACAGGATACTGTCCACATCCTCCTTGACTGCCGAGCGCACAGCGTCCGACTCGCGGATCGTCTCTGCATCAATGCCAGACAAGGCTTTCTCCAATGACGCACGTGCTTCCTCCAGGGCAGGGTCGTCGGTCAGGTTGAACTCTTTGAATGACTCGCACATCTCTTTGGCTTTCTGGATGGTCGTGTCGTAAATCTTGCGCTTCTTGATCTTGGTCTCGCCCGTGTTGTCGTCGATGCCAAGCTCGTCGTAGCCACAGCAATGGCTAATGGACTTCATGACGTCGATGAACCTTGATTGCTGCTCCATCATCACGTGGGACACTATTTCCTCGGCCTGAGACTTGTAGGTCTCGAACAAGTCGTCAGCAATGTCCTGTGCGATGGTGCATCGGAAGTCGTTCATGGGGACTTCGCTCACGAAAAGGCGCAGGCCGAACTTTGATGCCAGTGCCGCACGGCTAGGGTAGTCGTTGCGGTCGAACATGTCCCCGAGACCAGCAGCTTTGAACGCCATGTCGCTGACGATGTTGTCGTAGTCGTTGAGGAAGCTGACCAGCAGGGATTGAAATGTCTGCTCGTGGCTGTTGTACTCACGCTTGAACCGCTCAAGGTTGACTGAGGGCAGATAGTCTTGGCTATTGTTCCACCGATACGTGGACCGCTTAACCCAGTTGTAGATGGTCTGCCGGTAGTTCACCAGCGCCTTGTGTTTGGGATGGTCAGCCAGCAGATTCTTGGTGTACTTGCCCGCGTTCTGATTGGCGTTCTTTGCACCAGCAATTTCGTTGCTGATGCCACGGTCTTGCTTCGTTGCAGACCACACATTCACGTCCACGCTCACGAGGACACCCGAGGTTGCCAAGCTGATGATGTGCTTGGGCTTTTGCAATTCCATGTTCATGATCTTCTCCAGTTGGTTTCAAATTCCACGTCACCGTGGACAGCTAACTAAGGCTGTTGATAGGTCGCCTTCCCACCAGACATAAGTATAACACTACTTGACATTTGAGTCAAGCGATTCGCTCAAGTTTTTTATTCACTCCGCTCATAATATTTTTTAGCCAGCCCTCCAGTAGAAAAGGTCCAGCCCGAGGACGATCAGCGCGATCAGCAACACCACGCGCACGGCGATTTCAGCGTTGGTCAGCATGGGTGTCTCCTTCAATGGTTGTGTCCTTGATGCTCAGCCCTGCCTTCGTGCGCCGCATGACGCTCAGGACTTCTCGGGTACTGCGTTCAGCGACTATGGCAAGCCCATACTGTCCGAGGACGATGCGCACCGCCATGTTCCTACGCGCTCCCCGCACGGATGCGGCATAGCCTGTGCTGATGGGTTTCTTGCCCGAGGCGTCTGACTCGGTGAAGTATTCAGTGATGTATGGCCGTTTCATCGCACCAGCCCTCCCTTGTTGTTGATGCCCTTGAGGTCGTCGAGGTTTGTGCAAAGAAAGTAATTGCTCTTATGCATCGGGACGATGGTTCGCACCACGTTACGGGCGATGGTCTCGCCGCAGTCTTTGCACCACTTGTAGCCAAGCATCCACCTGCCGGTGGGGAACTCGTCGCCGCAGACGCGGCACTCAGGGGTGTGGTCAATATCAGTCATGGGATTCTCCAATGAGGTTAAGGTCTATGTTTTGGTCTTATGTATCAGTCAAAGTCAAATTTCAGCGGGGGCAGGGGTCCTTCCTTCGTTGAGTTCGAAATACGTGTCCATGTTGATCGGCATGCGCTGGACCCAGAACGGCATGGGGTCAGGCGAGAACTTCTCGGCCTCGTTGCACAGCCAGCAGTCGTGGCGTGCGAGTTCTTCATCGGCGTATGCCTCGATGGGTGTGCCGCCGTCCATCAGGATGTAAACAACATACTGGTTCATGAGATTCTCCAACGATAGTGTTGATGCTTGGTTGATGAATTCCACGTGGTCGTGGAACGCTAGATAAGCCGATGCAGCGGACGCCTCTCGACTTGCTTCTATTGTAACCTAACTTGACTTATAAGTCAAGGACTTGCGCAGGTTTCTTTGGCAGGGGTGCTGTGGGGGCGGGGGGAGTCTTGTTCTACATGTTCTACGTGTTCTAATTTACATATAGAACCGAGAAATGGACTGAAATGTAGGTCGAAGGTTTAGGTTTTGGTGTGTTTTGATATAGATATATATAAATAAATTAAATATTATTATGTATATGTTCTGTGTTCTGGTGAAAATTAAGAAAAGAGGACCCCCCTGCGGTGTTTTGCGTGGTGTAGAACGGAATGCACTGGCCCCGAAGCCCTCGCTCGTGCAAAAACGATCACGCTGCCGACCTATCCCAAAAACAGTAGAACAAATAGAACGCCGTAACTCGTTGATTTATAAGGCTTTTTTCCAACGATTTTGTTCTTGTTCTAATTTACCTATAGAACGAGGCCAAAATCGAATACCATCGTATTAAAAAGATAAAATCTGATAAACTTAGGCGATGGAAACGGGTCTTGGAGATAAAATCTGATAAACTTAGGCGATGGAGACAGGGCCAAAAGATAAAATCTGATAAACTTTAACGATAGGATGTGGGGTCAAACTGATTCCACGTGGGCGTGGAACGCTAATTAAGAGTCTTGTTCGCCACGTCACGCGCACACGCCTCGCGCGCGAAGACATATCACTGGTATCAAAATAGCAGGCGCAAAAAAACCCGACCGGCAAGCCGGTCGGGTTGGGGTCAGTATCAGCTAGCGTTCCACTTAACCATGAACGCTACTTTCGCTTCATTGAATCGCTTGCTGTCTGCGCTACTGTCACCACGCGCTGACGCTGACTTGAGCCGGTCGGGCGCGGTATCCTTGAACCACGCTTCGACAAACTCAGCGAAGTCCTTGTTTGCGCCGCGCTGTCGATCCTTGCCATTGTTCAGGATTTTTGTCGCTGCGCGCTTCAAGTCCCCAAGTCGGTTGGAACAATAGGTGTTGCATGTATCCCTGACGTCCTTCAAAAGCTTGTGAAGCTCGGGCCGGGTATTGGCAAGCTTGCCGAATTCCTGACTTGAATAGGAAAAAGCATAAGCCACACCGATATCGATTTTCTCGACGTTCTTCGCTTTCTTGTGCTCATCAGTCGCGAGGACAATGTGATCGTTTATGACCGCATAAGTCTGCGCTGGCTTGAGGGTGTCAAACTTCATACGATAACCATCGTAAAGCTCATCCCGTGTTTCGCTTGGGATATCCTTGGGGAAACCCGGAACCAGCCCGAGAACGTAGCGCGCCACATCCTCAAGGGTTTGTGCTGCACCGGCTTGTTGAAATGCGCTGTCCTTGAGGGACTTGAAGGTTTTTTCGGACATGTTCATATCTCCATAAAATGAACGATTGATGAAACGTCAGGGCGTGATTGCTTGCTGACAATATCTTTATGCCATGCGTGGGGTGATTAAGTAAAGTTCCACGGGGGGATGGAACGCTAAATAGGGGCCGCGCCTACGCGCACGCGCCCGCCGCGCGCGGGGACATATAACTGGTATCAAAGGGGCCGAAGCCCCGATGATCAGCGGCGTGGGTAGCGGCTGTAGTCGTCGCCGTCATACTTGGCGCAGAACGTTGCCCGAGCTACTTGCTCCTTGATCGCCTTGAGGTTATTGGGCATCCTACTAAAAGGGCGACGCTGTATCAGCGCGTCCAGCATGGCTGCGTACACATGGCGTCGCCAGATGTTGATCTGTCCTGTTGTCATAGCATCCTCCAGAAGTGTGGGGGCCGAAGCCCCCGGTTGATTAGCGGCGGTACTTGACTGCTACGCGACGACCGAACAGGTCGGTCACCTTAGCGAACACCTGGGGGTGTCGGTAGCAGGCCAGCCATCCGAGGGCTGACGCCTTGGTCCATGCGGTGTGGGTGATCCGCTTGTCTTCCCACTGAACTGATACTGTGTACATGATGTACTCCGTGGAACCCTGCGACATCGCAGTGATATATGTATAGCTGAAGGGGTACGGGTATTGCAAATTCTAGAGGGGGACGCGCCCCCACCCCCACCCCCCAAGCCGCCAAACGGGTCCCTCCCTCGCCCCCATACCCCCTGATACACACAAATAACCCCGCACATCCCCAAACTCCCCCTCTATAAGCCTAGTTACACCCGGATTCAGTCTCAGACGGCGAAGAAAAAACCCAGCATTCATGCGGCCTAGCGGCCCATCAGGTACTCTAGATGGCCAATTAGTTATTGCCGGTTTTGGCAAAACACCCTGCCGAACTCCCCCTCTATATGTCAAGCCCCAAGTAAAAATAAATGTGGGGAAAAACCGCCCGGCAACCCGCATGAATGCTAGGTTTTCCGACAAAACACTCCGCCAAACTCCAACAGAGTACCCCCTCCCCCATGACTTTTCCCAGCCATATCTCTTACAGTCCCCTACAGAAATACCCCCCGGTAGGAGTCCCAACCTCCCCTTGTTGCAAAAATATATTTCTGTGATACATTCCCGATGCAACACCCAACGGAGATTCCTTCTCTGACATGACGACATTGGTACCGCCCATCGAGGAAAACATTCCTCTGCCAGACAACGCCAAAGAGGCGTTTCCTGACCTCACTGCTGAGCAAGAATTGCAGATGCGGGCCAACGTCATCAAGCTCATGTCAGACTTGACGGGCCAAGCACTCTTGCCAACTCAGGAAAATGCTGACGAGGCCAAGGCTCTAGCGCGGGAAATGATGGCCAACCCGCAGTACCGGCCTGATTACTCCAAGTATCCCAACGAGACTCTGGCCATGCTGGCGGGCATGGTTGCGCAGATGAACGTCTCTATCGTGGAAGAGTTGTCTGACCTAAAGATGTACGTGGTCAACAAGCTCGTTGCCGAGATTGAGAATGCCAAGGACCCCAAAGCAAGGATCACGGCACTGCGAAACTTGGGGGAAATCGACGGAGTTGATGCCTTTAAGAAGCGCAGTGAGGTCACTCACAAGCACATGTCGATTGAAGAGGTCGAAAAAGAGTTGCTCCAGACCTTGGAAAACCTTGAAGACAAGGTAATCGACGTGGAAGCACGCATGGTGGTCAATCAAAACAAGCATGACCGCGCCTAAACTGACCGCAGACCAGCTTTTTAAGCTCCGGCAGGCTCTGCCGACGATGCCTGACAAGCAAAAACGTCGGGTGTTGGAGCTAATGAAGGAGTATCAGACCCAGATGACGCAGGTCATCGGCAAAGATTCCTTCTTGGACTTCGTCAAACACGTCTATCCGGGTTACAAAGTCGGCCCACACCACCTAAAACTGATCGAGGTCTTTGAGGCCATTGCCAAAGGTGAGAAAAAGCGCGTGATAGTGAACATCGCGCCGCGTCATGGCAAGTCAGAATTGATCTCGTACCTCGCTCCGGCGTGGTTTCTGGGGAAATATCCTCAGAAGAAGGTCATCATGGCCTCCCACACCTCTGATTTGGCGGTCAACTTCGGTCGGCGGGTACGAAATCTGGTCGGTGCGGACACCTACAAGGACATTTTCCCGCAGGTTGAGCTTCAGGCGGACTCAAAATCGGCCTCACGATGGGGAACAAACTTTAATGGTGAGTACTTCGCTATTGGTGTTGGAGGTGCTCTCGCTGGTCGGGGCGCTGATCTTTTCATTATTGACGATCCTCACTCTGAACAAGAAGCAAAAACCGGACGACCGGATGTTTTTCTTCCTGCTTGGGAGTGGTTCCAGTCTGGCCCTCTTCAGCGCCTTATGCCGGGCGGTGCGATCATTATTGTGATGACTCGGTGGTCCAAACTGGACCTCACGGGCATGGTCGTGAACCAGATGGAGCGTGAACAGGGGGTCGATCAGTGGGAGGTGATCGAGTTTCCGGCCATCAAGGACGACGGCGAGGCTCTGTGGCCTGACTTTTGGGATGTCAATGAGTTGCTGGGCAAGAAAGCGGCGATGGACATCCGGTATTGGAACGCTCAGTACCTGCAAAAGCCCACTTCAGAAGAAGGTGCGCTGATCAAACGCGAGTGGTGGCAAATTTGGGAAAAGGATGACCCTCCGCCGTGCGAGTTCACCATTATGAGTCTGGATGCTGCGCAGGAGGCCAATAACAGGTCTGACTATAACGCACTTACCGTCTGGGGTGTGTTCTATAACGAGGAAACGAACAACTTTGCCATCATTTTGCTCAACGCCATCAAGAAACGGATGGAGTATCCAGAGCTAAAGGCGTTGGTGCTGCGCGAGTATCAGGAGTGGGAGCCTGACTCGTTCATGGTCGAGAAGAAATCATCTGGCTCAGTGCTCTATCAAGAGTTTCGGCGTATGGGCATACCCGTGGCGGAGTTCACGCCGGGCAAAGGCCAGGACAAGATCGCTCGGGTCAACGCGGTGTCGTCACTGTTTCAAGGTGGCGTGGTGTTTGCACCCGACAGGCGGTGGGCCAAAGAGGTCATGGAGGAGTGCAACGACTTTCCCTCTGGAGCCAACGACGACTTGGTGGACTCTACGACCCTTGCACTGTTAAGATTTAGGCAGGGTGGGTTCATCCGCCTTCCGACTGACGAGCCGGAAGACAATTTCTTGCGACAGTATCGCAAGAAAGCCGCGTATTACTAAGGATACATCATGGCAACAAATATCGACAAGGCGTTTTATCAGGCCCCTCAAGGCTTGGACCAGATCAGCGAGGTGGAGGACCCCATCGAGATTGAGATCGAGGACCCCGAGTCAGTATCTATCAGTCAGGGCGAGTTCACCCTTGAGATTGCCAAGGCAGATATTGAGGACGAGTTTGATAAGAACCTTGCCGAGGACATGGACGAGCGTGAGCTTACTGAGCTTGCGGGCAACCTGATCGGCGACTACGAGAGCGACATTGACTCCCGCAAAGACTGGATCAAGACGTACGTCGATGGCCTAGAACTGCTTGGCATGAAGCTCGAAGAGCGTACTGAGCCGTGGCCGGGCGCTTGCGGCGTGTACCACCCGCTGCTGTCTGAGGCGGTCGTCAAGTTTCAGGCAGAGACGATGATGGAGACCTTCCCCGCTGCGGGTCCGGTCAAGACCAAGATCATCGGCAAAGAAACCCCTGAGAAAAAGAAGGCGGCTGAGCGTGTCCAAGAGGACATGAACTATCAGATGACCGAGGTGATGGTCGAGTACCGCCCTGAGCATGAGCGCATGCTCTGGGGCTTGGGCCTTGCGGGTAATGCGTTCAAGAAGGTCTACGTTGATCTGCAACTGGACCGGCAGGTCTCGATGTATGTCCCGGCTGAGGACGTTGTGGTGCCATACGGCGCGTCGAGCCTTGAGTCGGCAGAGCGTGTGACGCACGTCATGCGTAAAACCCCCAACGATGTGCGCAGGCTCCAGCACGAGGGGTTCTATCGGGACGTGGACCTGGGTGAGCCGGTCCAAGTCATGGACGAGGTTGAGAAGAAGATCGCTGAGAAGCTGGGCTTTCGTGCGACTGAGGACAACCGCTTCAAGCTGCTAGAGATGCACGTCGAGATCGACCTCAAAGGCCACGAGCACAAGGACGACGATGGCAAAGAGACGGGCATTGCGCTGCCGTATGTCGTGACGATTGAGAAGGGTACCGGCGAGGTGCTGGCCATCCGTAGGAATTGGAGACCCAATGACAAGACGCACCAGAAGCGGCAGCACTTTGTCCACTATCCGTACATTCCGGGCTTTGGGTTCTATGCGTTCGGCCTCATTCATCTGGTCGGTGCATTTGCTAAGTCTGGTACTTCTATCCTGCGTCAGCTTGTCGATGCTGGCACTCTATCTAATCTTCCAGGGGGATTCAAGACCCGAGGACTACGAGCAAAAGGGGATGACACTCCTATCAGTCCCGGAGAATGGCGAGACATGGACGTTCCTAGTGGCAACATGCGGGACAACATCATGCCTCTTCCTTACAAGGAGCCAAGTCAGGTCTTAGCGGCGCTTCTTAACCAGATCATCGAGGAAGGCCGCAAGTTTGCGGGCGCGGTTGAGTTGCAGACCTCTGACATGTCTGCTCAGGCCCCGGTGGGCACGACTCTGGCCATTCTTGAGCGGCAGCTTAAGACGATGTCGGCAGTGCAGGCTCGCATCCACTATGCGATGCGGCAAGAGTTCAAGCTGCTCAAAGAGATCATCAGGGACTATACGCCTCCGGCGTACTCGTACATGCCCGAGGAGGGTGGCCGGTCGATCAAGCAGAGCGACTACGACCAAGTTGATGTCATCCCGGTGAGCGATCCCAACGCGGCCACTATGGCTCAGAAGGTTGTTCAGTATCAGGCGGCTCTTCAGCTAGCTCAAACAGCGCCTCAGTTGTATGACCTTCCGCTATTGCATCGTCAGATGTTGGATGTGCTCGGCATCAAGAACTACCAGAAGCTCGTGCCGATGTCGGATGACATGAAGCCTCGTGATCCGGTCACGGAGAACATGAACATCTTGCGCAACAAGCCGGTCAAGGCGTTCATCTATCAGGACCATCAGGCGCACATCGCAGTCCACATGGCAGCGGCGCAGGACCCCAAGATTCAGGCTCTAGTGGGTATGAATCCGCAGATGGCGCAGGCGCTTCAAGCGGCCATGATGGCGCACGTCGTCGAGCACTTGGGCATGGAGTATCGCAAGCAGGTTGAGCAGGCGATGGGCCAGATGCTGCCCCCGTACAGCGAAGAGCAGGACGAGGTCGAGATGTCTCCAGAGATGGAGGTGCGTGTCTCTCAAATGGCGGCGCAGGCTGCACAACAGCTTCTCCAGCGCAACATGCAGGAAGCCCAGCAGCAGAAGAACCAGCAGATGGCACAAGACCCGCTCATCCAGTTGCAGCAGCAAGAGTTGCAACTCAAGATGCAAGACCTCCAGCGCAAGGCGACAAAAGACCAGACAGATGCTCAACTCAAACAAGAGCAGATCAACGTCGAGAAAGCTCGTATTGAGGCACAGCAGCAGTCTGAAGGGGCCAAGCTCATGGCCAAGACTATGTCTGAGCGGCAGCAGATCACTTCACGTCAGCAATCGGAGGGCTTCCGGGTGATGGCAGATGTCGATAGGCACAGGCGTGAACTTGAGCAGCGCCGCGAACAACAGAGATCACAACCAAAAAAGAAGGGTGATTGATGTACGAAATCCTGAAGGCCACTTCGGTGGTCGTCAACAACATTGACGAGAAAGTCAAACAACTCGAAGAACATTTGGGATCGAAAGGTGCCAGATCGTACGACGAGTACTGCGAGATGTGTGGGGAAATTAAAGGTCTGCTCATCGCTCGCAAATTCATCACAGACCTTACAAAAAACATGGAGCAACTCGATGAGTGATCTCGATCTAAGTAGTGCTGTAGACCTGTCTGCGGTGCTGCACAAGAGAGCGGAAGAGAAAGCAAAACAGCTACCAAAGCCAAGCGGCTACAAGATTCTTTGCGCGATTCCCGAGGCAGAGAAAGAGTTTGAAGACAGCGAAGTCGGACTTATCAAGTCTGACATCACCATGCGTAACGAAGAGGTACTGACCACAGTCCTGTTCGTGGTTGATCTTGGTCCAGATTGCTATGTGGACAAGGCCAAGTTCCCTACGGGTCCTTGGTGCAAGAAGGGTGACTTTGTGCTGGTACGCCCCAACAGCGGTACCCGCCTGATCATCCACGGCAGGGAGTTCCGCATCATCAACGATGACACTGTCGAAGGTGTTGTCGAAGACCCACGCGGCATCAAACGCAAATAAGGAGCGACACGATGGCAAAAGACGATGACGATTTCAAGTTCCCCGACGAGGTCAAGGACTCTAAGGGTAAACCCGAAGACGATATTGATGTCTCGTTTGAGGAAGATTCAGACGAAGTAAAGGTCGAGGTCAAGGACGACACCCCTGCCGAAGACCGCTACGTCGCCCCTCTTTCTGACGAAGTCAAGGAAGAGCTAGAGAAAGTTGACGAGTCGAAAGACTACTCGCACAACGTCAAGACGAAGTTCAAGCAATATAAGAAGGCTTGGCACGACGAGCGGCGTGCGAAAGAGGCTGCATATCGAGAGCAGCAAGAGGCGCTACAGATCGCTCAGAACATTCTTGAGGAAAACAAGAAGCTCAAGAGCATGCTGCAAAGCGGCGAGAAGGAGCTTATCTCCACGTATCAGACTTCGGCTGAAATGGAGTTGGAGCAGGCCAAACGGAACTTCAAAGATGCCTACGACTCTGGGGAAGCAGACAAACTGCTAGACGCCCAGCAGGAGATGATGCGGGCGCAGTTGAAGCTTGATAAGGCCAAAAACTTCAAACCGACTGTACAAACTGTAGAAAATGATGTACAAACCACACAAAAGCCGCCTGCCCAGCAGCAGATGGACCCGAAAGTGGCAGCTTGGGTGTCGAAGAACGAATGGTTCGTAGACCCTAATAAGCGCGGAATGCGCCGATTTGCCGAGGGTGTCCATGAAGAGTTGGCAGAACGCTACGGAAGAGCCTTCATCGGCACCAACGAATACTATGAAAGTATCGACAAAGAGGTTCGCAAACGCTTCCCTGAAGAGTTTGGATCGAACCAATCAAACGATGAGGATGAACCACCTCAACGTACTAGACCAAGCACGGTGGTGGCACCTGCAAAGAGAAGTACGGCTCCCAAAAAGGTCGTTCTTACCAAGACGCAGGTTGGCTTGGCAAAGAAATTTGGACTCACCCCCGAGCAGTATGCTCGTGAACTTATGAAATTGGAGGCTTGAAAATGGCCGAGAACAGACTCAAACGCGAGATGGAAGTAAGGACAACTACGGAGCGCCCCAAGCAGTGGATGCCAGCCGAACTGTTGCCTGAACCCGACAAGGAACCCGGTTTCGCGTACCGCTGGATTCGTGTTGCTACTTTGAATGTCAATGACCCTCGTAACCTCTCAGGCAAACTGCGTGAAGGTTGGGAGCCAGTCGCCGTTGAAGAGCAACCCAAGTTCAAACTGCTAGTCGATCCCAACAGCCGGTTCGCCGGAAATATTGAGATTGGCGGGTTGTTGCTCTGCAAAACTCCGACCGAGTTCGTCGAACAGCGTAATGCTTCTTTCGCGGCTAAATCGGACGCCCAGACAAAGGCTGTAGACAACACTCTTATGCGTCAGAGTGACCCGAGGATGCCGCTTTTCAACGAGCGCAAATCCACGACAAGCTTTGGCAAAGGTTCTTAAATCTTTTGGAGATAGACCATGTCTGCTTACCCTTCTGTTAGCAAGACGTATGGCTTTCAACCCATCCAGCGACTGGATGGTCTGCCCTACGCCGGAGCGATCCGTCAAATCCCGATTGCGGCTGGTTATGCCACCGCTATCCTCAACGGCGACACCGTTGTAATCGACACCACCGGATTCTTGGTGGCGAAGACTACGACTACGTCTGGTGACAGCGTTGGCGTGCTGGTTGGCTGTGCATACACCAACTCTAGCGGTCAGCCTGTGCAGGGCCAGTACTACCCCGCCGCCACTTCGACCTCTACCAACCCGGCTTATGCCTATGTGGTCGATGATCCGAACGCAACCTTCAAGGTTGTGGCAACCAACGGCAACACCACGACTCCTTCCGGCTACACCCGTGCGCTGGTTGGCTCTAACGTGGCTATCGTGGCTCAAGTCGGCTCGACTGCTACTGGCGATTCCTACTATGGCATCGACGGTGCTTCGTCTACGACCGCTGCCTTCCCGATCCGTGTGATCGACGTTGTGCCCGGTACTTCCTATATCTCTGGTGGTGTTACGTACTACTACGAGTTTATTGTGAAGATCAACCTTCACCAGTACAACAACACCACTGGTGTTTAAGGAGTAAATCATGGCTATTTCACGCGCACAACTGCTCAAGGAACTGCTTCCTGGCTTGAACGCTCTGTTCGGTCTTTCTTATGCGACTTATCAAGAAGAGCACAAGGAAATCTACGAGACCGAGACTTCTGAGCGTTCGTTTGAAGAGGAAACCAAGCTGTCTGGCTTCTCCGCCGCTCCGGTGAAGAACGAGGGCAGTGCGATTGCCTATGACAACGGTCAAGAAGCCTGGACCGCCCGATACAACCACGAGACCATTGCTCAAGGTTTCTCGCTGACCGAAGAGGCCATCGAAGACAACCTGTATGACAGCCTCGCCGCTCGTTATACCAAGGCTCTGGCACGCTCGATGGCGTACACCAAGCAAGTCAAGGCTGCCGCTGTTCTGAACAACGGCTTTACTGTTGGCTACAACGGTGGCGACGGCGTTCCTCTGTTCTCCGCAAACCACCCGCTGGTTTCTGGCGGCACCAACAGCAACGTTCCATCTACCCCTGCTGACTTGAACGAGACTTCTCTGGAAGCCGCCGTTATTCAGATCAGCCTGTGGACTGACGAGCGTGACTTGCTGATTGCAGCCAAGCCCAAGAAGCTGATTGTTCCGCCTGCTTTGCAGTTCGTTGCAACTCGTCTGTTGGAAACTGAACTGCGCGTCGGCACCAACGATAACGATATCAACGCCTTGAAGAGCAATGGTTCGGTCTCCGAGGGTTACACCATTAACCACTTCTTGACCGACACCAATGCTTGGTTCCTGACCACTGACGTGCCTAACGGTATGAAGCACTTTGTGCGCGTGCCGCTGAGCCAGTCGATGGACGGCGACTTTGATACCGGCAACGTCCGTTATAAGGCTCGTGAGCGTTACTCGTTCGGCTGGTCTGACCCGCTGGGCATGTACGGCTCTCAGGGCGCGTAACAGGGATGTTAATGGCTCACAGCCATTAATTTGACGGGGGCCTTGTGCCCCCGTTTCTTTTGGTGTATATTGACTAAAACCGGGGTTCCCGGTGTGTCAGATCGACCCGGCGAATGCGTACACAACTGACACGCTGATCTTTGTACGAAGGACAATTGAAATGGCAGTCTCCACCACCCAGAGTATTTGGCGTTCTGGCGGCGGCGATCAGACTCGTACTGCTTATTGCGGTACCGGCTTGATGACCGCTCAATGGTATGTTGGTAACGTTGCTACCCAGACTGGTAACGTCAAGAACCAAGCCAACGGCCAAAATGTCATCCTTCCCGCTGGGGCTGTGATTGTCGAAATCGGCACCACTGTTGCTTCCGGGACTGGCGGCACTCTGGATTTCGGCTTCACTCTGTATACCACGGGCACCGCGAGTCCGACGGCGTTGGCTAATGAGCAGCCCACCACCCGTACTGTGACTACGCTGGCAACCGCTTCTATCCCTCAAGCATCGTTTGGTATCCCCATGTCTGCGACCGAAATGGTTTATCTGACTGCGGCTACTGGCGCATCTGCTGGGGTAGGTAATTGCTCTGGCTACATCACGTACTACGTCACTGATCCATACGTTGGCCAGCAGAACGTCTGATAGGAGGTCGTCATGGCTATCCAATTTGACGTAAAGAGCCTAGAACGGGCCACCAGCGGCACTGTGTTCGCTGGCCCTGCGCGGGTCAAGGGGGTCACAATCTCCTACGCCACCGGCGGCACCGTTGTCATCAAGGACGGAGGGGCAAGCGGCACAACCGTTTGGTCCTTCACGGCCCCGGCAGCGGCAGGCTCTACCAACATTCCCATGCCCGGTGACGGGATCAGGTGCAACACAGATATCTATGTCGCTCTCACGAGCGCAACAGCAACGGTGGTGTATGGCTGAGCAAAAACGAGTTGATCTAACTGGGCGCAAGCTGTTCGTGGGTATCCCGGCGTATGACGGGAAGCTCAATATCAAAACGGCGTTTTCGTTGGCTCAACTCATGCCTATGGCGATGCAGTTGGGGGTCGGGGTGTATCTCTCTGACCTATCCAATTGCTCGATCATCACTATGGCGCGAAATGCTCTGGTGGCGGAGTTCCTCAAGACCGATGCCACCGAGCTTCTCTTCATTGATGCGGACGTGGTCGTCAAACCTGACGACATTCTGCGGTTGATGGCGCAAAGTGGTGGCAAAGACATCACTGCTGGGGCGTATCCACGTCGGCTGAAAGAGAAGAAATTTTTCACTGACGTGTACTGGACCGAAGATGGCGGGGTTGAGATGGACGGCTCCCTGCTTCGCGTCGAGCGTGTGGGTACAGGGTTCATGATGATTCAGCGGCATGTCATTGAAAAGATGATCGCTGCACACCCCGAATGGGAGTACGAAGACAAGAAAGGGCCAGCGTATGCCCTTTTTGACTTTGAGTTGAAGGACAAGTACTACATGGGCGAGGACTATCTGTTCTGTGACCGCGCCCGCGAGATGGGGTTCAAGATTTATCTTGACGCCGAAATCAGTCTGCCGCATGTCGGCTCAATGGAATTCACCAGCGACTTTGCCGAAGAGGCGCTCAAGCCGCTGCTCGAAAGCATCCACAAGGCCAAACTGAAAGTCGTAAATGGCTAAGACACCAGCATGGCAACGCAAGGAAGGCAAGTCCGAGAAGGGCGGTTTGAACGCCAAGGGGCGAGCCTCTTACAACAAGGCCAATCCGGGCAAGCCCGGACTCAAGCCCCCGCAGCCAGAGGGCGGCTCACGCCGAGACTCTTTTTGTGCCAGGATGTCTGGAATGAAAGCCAAGCTGACCGGCGAGAAGGCCAAGAAAGACCCGAACAGTCGCATCAACAAGAGCCTGCGGGCGTGGAACTGTTGAAATGGACGTGACACTGTGGAACGCTGCTCTGTCCCTTATCTCGGCCCTGATCCTGTTCTGGGTCAAGTTATCTACGGACGAGATGAAGCGCATCCAGATTCTTCTCAACCGCACTCGGGAAGAGATTGCGAAAGAGTATGTCACCAAGGCAGAGGTGCATACGGACATCAATCGCGTCTTGGATCGGCTGGACCGGCTTGAAAAGAAGATTGATGACTTCATGAAGGAGCAGCGCAGTGCCCTCGGTTAGCAAGAAACAACACAATTTCATGGCAGCGGTGGCCAACAATCCAGCGTTTGCCAAGAAAGCAGGGGTGCCTACTTCGGTGGGCAAAGAATTCGTAAAAGCGGACAAGGGCCGCAAATTTTCAGAAGGTGGCGATATGAAAGAGTCCAAAGAGATGATGAAGAAGGAAGTCGGCTTCATGAAAAAAGCTGGCGCTCCCAAGTCCATGATCAAGCATGAAATGAAAGAAGCTGGCATGAAGAAGATGGCTGGCGGCGGTCTGGCTGCTGGTCACAAGTCCGCTGACGGGATTGCCTCCAAAGGCAAGACCAAAGGCAAACATATCGCCATGAAACGTGGCGGCAAGTGCTAATAGGAGCCAATCATGATGGACGAAATTTTTGAGAAAGAAAAGAAAAAGCCCAGGGGTATCCGGGGCGGCATCTATACCGAAGATTCGGGTCTGCCTCCTCCGCAAGACGTTGATGGTGGCTCTGCACCTCCCCCCAAGAAACCAAAGAAGATGGCCAAAGGTGGGACCGCGTCTTCCCGTGCTGACGGTTGCGCTGTTCGCGGCAAGACCCGAGGAAAGATGGTGTAACCATGATGGCCAGCCGTGGCATGGGCGCTATTCGCCCATCTAAAATGCCCAAGGGCGTGACTAAGCCACGTCGGGATGACACGGACTTCACTCAGTATGCCGAGGGCGGCAAGGTCAAGTCCAAGGTCAACGAGGCTGGCAACTACACCAAGCCGGGCATGCGCAAGTCGCTGTTCGAGTCGATCAAGTCTCGGGCAGTGCAGGGTACGGGTGCGGGTCAATGGTCGGCGCGCAAGGCACAGCTTCTGGCTAAGCAATACAAGGCCCGTGGGGGTGGATACAAGTGAAAGACCCGCAGCAATCGCTCAAGGACTGGGGTGCCCAGAAATGGCGTACCAAGTCTGGCAAACCGTCTTCCAAGACGGGGGAGCGATATCTGCCTGAGAACGCCATCAAGGCATTGACTCCTGCTGAGTATGCCGCCACGACCCGTGCCAAGCGGGCAGGCAAGAAGGTCGGAAAACAATTTGTTAAGCAACCACCCAAGGTGGCGGCTAAAACGGCAAGGTATAGGTAATGGCCACCACATCGGGTACCTCAGCGTTTAATCTTGATCTCAATGAGATCATGGAGGAAGCCTACGAGCGGGCGGGGCTAGAGATTCGTACCGGCTACGAGTTTCGTACCGCACGTCGCAGCCTGAACATGCTCACAATCGAGTGGGCCAATCGGGGCATCAACCTGTGGACGGTTGAGCAGGGCCAGATCGTCATGAACACTGGGCAGGCCACGTATGCCATCCCGACCGATACGATTGACCTGCTTGACCAAGTGATCCGTACTCAGGCTAACGGACTAAATCAGACTGACATCAACATCAGCCGCATCTCTGAGCCGACGTATTCGACGATCCCCAACAAACTGGCTCAAGGGCGTCCAATTCAGGTCTGGATCAACCGCCAGACTGGCGCGTCGTACTCAACGAATGTCACGCTGGTTGGAGGCATCAATGCGTCTGCCACGGCCATAAACGTCAGCAACGCCGCAAACCTGCCTGCGGCGGGGTTCATCAACATCGGTAGCGAAACCATCGTCTATCAGAACGTAGACGGCAACCAGCTTCTGAATTGCTTCCGTGGGCAGAACTACACGACCGCCGCTTCTCATTCCAGTGGCGCAGCAATCAGCGTAACGAACCTGCCGTCTATCAATGTCTGGCCTACCCCCAACGCTCCCGGTGACCAGTACATCTTTGTCTATTGGCGGCTGCGCCGTATGCAGGATGCGGGCAGCGGCATAACGATTCAGGACATCCCCTTCCGCTTGATCCCCTGTCTGGTTGCAGGTTTGGCGTTCTATGTCGCATCCAAGCGGCCAGAAATACCGCCTGATCGTGTGGGTATGCTCAAGCAAGAGTACGAACAGCAGTGGTTGCTTGCTTCACAGGAAGACCGGGAGAAGGCTCCTGAGCGGTTTGTGCCTAGGCAGATGTTCTACTGAGGTGACTTGTGCCGAATCGGTTTGCTTCTGGTAAGTACGCAATCGCGGAGTGTGATCGCTGCGCGGGGCGATACATGCTCAAGGAGCTTAAGAAGCAAGTCCTTAAGACGAAGCTGTACAACATCAAGGTTTGTCCAACGTGCTGGGACCCGGATCAGCCGCAGTTGCAGCTTGGCATGTACCCGGTTGACGACCCGCAGGCTGTGCGTGAGCCGCGTCCAGATGTCAGCTATCAGGTCTCTGGGACAAGTGGGTTGCAACTCGACCTCACAGGCAATACCACGCCAGACGGTTACGGTTACTCAGAAGGCGGTAGCCGTATCATCCAGTGGGGTTGGGCACCTGTGGGGGGTTCAAAGTTTTTCGATGCCGTTTTGACGCCAAACAACTTGGTTTTGACCGTCGATTTAGGCACAATATCGGTAGCAACGACGTAAGGAGTCAATTATGGACAAGATGAAACAAGTCGCTAAGGCAGAAGTGAAGGCGCATGAAAAGCGCATGCACAAGGCCAAGGCCATGCGTAAAGGCGGCGTGACCGGCGAAGCGATGCGCAAGTTCGGCCGCAATCTTGCTCGTGCCAAGAACCAAAGCGGGGGCTAATCATGGCCAAATTTAGCGACAAAAGAATGGGCAAGGAAGTTGGCCAAGCCAGCGTCTATGCTCAGCCGCATACGATGTCCGGTTCGGCAGTTGACGTGACCAACGCCATTCCGGTTGTGTCCGGTGCCAAACTCATGAACGACATGAACGTGGGCGTAGGCGCAATCAGCAAAGGCAACTACAAGCCGATCAAGACTGACGGTATTGTTATGCGTGGCGCTGGCGCAGCTACCAAGGGCATCAAGTCTCGGGGTCCGATGGCATGAACTACGCTGCCCTGTCTGCTGCAATTCAGGACTACACCCAGAACTACGAAACGGAGTTCGTGGCGAATATCCCTGTCTTCGTTCAACAGACAGAGCAGCGTATCTACAACACGGTCCAGTTTCCGTCGCTGCGCAAGAACGTCACCGGCTCTGTATCTGCTAGCAACAAGTACTTGTCGTGCCCCAATGATTTCCTGTCAGTCTATTCGATGGCCATCATCACGGACGTGACAGGTGGCAACCTTAACACCGGAACGTACGAGTACCTGCTCAACAAGGATGTGAACTTCATCCGGCAGGCATATCCGTCGCCTAACGATGTAGGGACCCCCAAGTACTACGCGCTGTTTGGGCCGACAGTTTCTGGCGCAGTCATCTCTGACGAGTTGAGCTTCATCCTCGGGCCAACGCCTGACGCGGCCTATGATGTCGAGTTGCACTACTATTACTTCCCAGAATCCATTACAGTTGCGCCAGACGGGCAAACGTGGCTTGGGGATAACTTTGACTCCGTTTTGTTGTATGGCTCACTTGTAGAGGCGTATACCTTTATGAAAGGTGAAACGGATTTGATGGCGCTGTACGATACAAAGTACAAGGAAGCCCTCGCTTTGGCAAAACGGTTGGGCGACGGATTGGAACGCCAGGACGCTTACAGAAGTGGGCAGTACAGACAGGCCGTAACGTGAAAAATTGCACGCAGTGTCATGAGCTTAAAGCTACGACCGAGTTCCACAAGGATCGGTCGCGGGCGGATGGTTTTCGTGACCGCTGTAAAGTGTGCGTCAAAGCGTACATGTCTGCGCACTACAAGAAAAATGCCAAGCGCATAAAGACTAAGGTTGCTGAATGGGTTGATAAAAACAGGCAGCGCCATAACGCCAAGTGCGCCAAATGGGTCAAGGCCAATCCAGCCAAAGTAAACGCACGGACTGCACGGCGGTATGCATGTAAGACGCAGGCCACCCCCGCGTGGCTCACAGATGACGATCATTGGATGATTGAACAGGCGTATGACATAGCACGTTTGCGCACTACAATGTTGGGCGTAAAGTTTGAAGTTGACCACATTGTTCCTTTGAGAGGACGCAAAGTTTGCGGGCTGCATGTGCCGTGGAATTTGCAAATTACTCCACTCAAGGCCAATCGAGTCAAATCCAACAGTTTCGAGGTGATCTGAGTGGCTTTTACCGGCAACTACTCCTGCAACACGCTGCGGTCGGGGCTTGCCAACGGCACGATCAACTTTGCCTCAGACACGTTCTATCTGGCCCTGTACACCAACTCAGCCACGCTGGATCAGACCACTACGGTGTATACCACTACCGGAGAAGCATCTGGTGGCAATTATGTCGCCGGGGGTCAGATTGTGACCGCTACCATCGCAAGCCAGGACACAGCCAGCGGCAGCATCACGTACGTCAACTTCTCCTCTCCAGCATGGACGGGGGCGATTACAGCGCGTGGTGCATTGATCTACACGCCGGGTGACAACGGCGCTGTGTGCGTGTTGGACTTTGGGTCTGACAAAACCTCAACCACCACTTTCACCGTGCAGATGCCCGCCAACACGAGCACCTCTGCCCTAATCAGACTTGTTTAAGGACGCATCATGCAGAAAGAACTTTCCAACTTCGGTGACCACGCTGAAGTGACCATGCGGTCGAATGTGGCTGGCTCGGAGTCTGTTGGTATTGAGGGCCACTACCATGTGGTCTGCCGCGATGCCGATGGCAACATCAAGTGGGAAGATCAGTTCCCCAATCTGGTCAACGCGGTTGGCAAAGAACTCATGCTCGACACTCTGCTGTCTGGCACCTCTTACACCACGGTCGGCCCGTTCCTGGGCTTGATCTCTGGTGCAAGCCCGACGTTCTCTGCTTCTGACACGATGGCATCACACGGCGGCTGGACGGAGTTCACCAATTACACCGTTGGAGGTTCTGCTGTGCGAGGTACTGCATCGTTTAGTGCTGCCACCTCGACTGGCACCACGCCCACCAACGTGACGACCAAGACCGCATCGGCAATCACCTACACCATCACGGGTGGCGGCGGTACGGTTGGCGGCTGCTTCTTGGTGACCGGCTCTGGCGCGTCTTCGACTCAAGGCAATACCTCTGGTACGCTGTACAGCGCAGGTGCATTTAGTACGGCCAAGATCACGACCGCAGGCGACACGGTTTCGGTTACCTACTCGACCACTGCGACGAGTTAATAGGGGGTTTAGATGCCTCTGGTCCTTGCAAACCGTGTCCAAGAAACGGCCACGGCGAATACGACTGTCAGCTTCACGCTTACGGGCGCAGTTTTAGGCTTTCAGACGTTCGCTGTCATTGGCGACACCAACACCACCTACTACTCGGCTACGGATACGACGGGTCAGTGGGAGGTGGGCCTTGGCACGTATTCGACCACGGGACCCACGCTGACGCGCACGACGATCTATGCGTCCAGCAACACAGGCAGCGCCGTCACCTTCTCCGGCACGGTCAACGTCTTTGTGACCTACCCGTCGGGTAAGTCGGTCAATCTAGATGGAAGCGGCAACGTCTCGGCCCTGGGCACGGTGGCGTCTGGCACATGGCAAGGCTCAACCATTGGGGTGGCGTACGGCGGTACGGGAGTCACATCTTCCTCCGGGGCCAACTCGGTGGTGCTGCGGGACGCCAACTCCAACATCACGGTCAACCGGGTCAATCAGGCCAACACCAACACAACCGCAGCAGGTGGAACTACAACCCTGACGGCGGCTTCCAGTTACATCCACACGCTTGTTGGGACGGGCGGGCAGACGTATGCACTGCCTGACGCCACCACTCTGACGACGGGTGTGGCGTTTGTGTTTAACAACCTCGCCACGAGCACTCTGACCATCACGGACTACGCCACTGCCACGATTGGCACCATTCCCTCGGGCGGTGCAGGCGCAGTGTTTTTGACTGACAACAGCACGACGGGTGGCACTTGGGACCTTCACTCCTATCTGCCAGAGGGCGTGACGTTTGGTACAAATGCTTTCAATCTTGGTTCTGCGATCGTCTCTGGCGGCACTTGGCAAGGCGGCACGATCCAATCTGGGTATGGCGGCACCGGCCTGACCACATTCACGGCGGCAAACTATGCCCTGTACTCAACCAGCGCCTCGGCATTGACCGCTGGCACTTTGCCTGCTGCGGCGGGCGGTACGGGTTTGACTTCACCCGGCACGGCGGGTAATCTTCTGACATCCACAGGGACTGGGTGGGCATCATCACCAGCGTCATTTGCAACAACTGACGAAGCCCTCTTTTTAGCAACAATGATGAGTTGATATGCCTACATACGCAAACACTTCTTATGTGGCAAGGAACGTCGGCACATCGGCGTCTACGCTTACAACCGTCTCCAGCGGAACCATTGCCATCACCAGCTTGGTGGTGGCCAACACGACAACATCGCCAATCACCACCGATGTGTACTTCACCCGCTCTGCCGCAGACTATTATTTGGTCAAGGCGGCCACGATTCCTGTCGGCGGTTCGCTGGAGGTGATTGGTGGCAATCGGGTGGTGCTGATTGCCTCTGATGCCCTGAAGGTATTGACCAGCGCCGCAAGCTCTGCGGATGTGGTTGTTTCGGTTTTGACGGCGGTCTGAGATGGCTTTTATTGGCAACACCTACACCACGCAAGGATTCGTTCCTGCTGTTGACTACTTCAACGGCGACGGGACCACCACGGCGTTTACGCTGTCGCGCCCGGTTGGGTCGGTCTTTGGTGTGCAGGTTGTCATTGAGAACGTGCCGCAGAACCCAGGCAGTGCCTACACCATCAGCGGCCAGACCATCACGTTTACATCTGCGCCGCCCAGCGGAACAGGCAACATCTACGTCTACTACACCAGCCCGATTGTGCAGTTGATTGCGCCGGGCCAGGGCACAGTGAGTCAGGCATCCCTTGGGGTCATCAGTTTCTACATCAACCCGCAGACCATTGTGACCAGCTACACCACGCCAGATGGGTATAACGCCATGTCTGCCGGTCCTGTGGCGATTGCAACGGGCGTGACGGTGACGGTGTCCACGGGCACAAATTGGACGGTGGTGTAATGAGCACGATCAAAGTAACGACCATCCAGAACCTCGCGGGCGTAGAGGTCTACACCGCCAAGGCGTGGGTCAACTTCAACGGAACGGGCACCGTGGCCATCCGCGCCAGCGGGAACGTGAGTTCGATCACCGACAATGGAACCGGCGATTACACGGTCAATTTTACTGTGGCTATGGTGGATGCGAACTATGCTTTTTCTGGTGGGCTTGCTGGCGGCTCTTCATCGACGCAAATTGGTTTTGCAGAATCTAACTCTACAACCAAAACTGCATCGTTAATCAGAATTTATACTGGAGTTCCGGCGGCAACTAACACTGATTTTGTAACAGTTACGCTTGCGTTTTTCCGTTAAGGCCCAGCCATGTCAACCATCAAAACAACGACACTGAGCACGCTGGACGGAACGGCAACGGTTCCTGTAAACACTGTTGTCAACGGCAGCGCCAAGGCATGGGTTAATTTCAACGGCACTGGCACGGTCGCCATCCGGGCAAGTTTTAATGTCACCAGCATCACGGACAATGGTACGGGGAACTACACCATTAATTTTACGAGTGCGTTGGCCGATGCAAATTATGCAGTTTCTACTGGTGGTTGCTATGTAGATAACAATACAGTTGAACGAAATTTCGGCGTTACTACAGAATCGTTTGCGACATCGTCGGTAAAAATTCTATCGGCAGACATGACAACCGGATCAGCGTTAGATGTCGCTGTTGTTTCCGCTTCAATCTTTCGTTAACAAGGAGTAAATCATGAACCAGAGGATTATCTATCCAACCGACGACGGCGGAGTGGCCGTTATTGTTCCGGCACCTGAGTGTGGCTTGAGCATCCAAGCAATTGCGGCCAAAGACGTACCGGCAGGCAAGCCGTACAAGATTGTGGATGTCGCTGACATTCCGTCTGACCGCACCTTTCGCGCAGCATGGGAGTACGCATAAATGATCACCATCAACATCAACAAGGCCAAGACCATTGCGCATGATGTGCGCCGTGCAGCACGGGCTGAAGAGTTCAAACCGTTTGATGACGCCATCGCCAAACAAATCCCCGGTCAGGCACAGGGGGCAGAAGCAGAGCGCCAGAAGATTCGGGACAAATACGCCCAGATGCAAACCGCCATCGACGCCGCAGCAACTGTGGATGAGATCAAGGCCGCAATGCCCCAAAGGTAAGCCATGCCAATCAGTACCATTACGTCCAAAAGCACAACAGGGGTTATTTCCTCCGGCACAGCCGTGGCTTCAACGTCTGGTACGTCGGTTTCTTTCACCGGCATCCCTTCATGGGTCAAGCGCATCACCTTGATGTTTAACGGTGTCAGCGTAAGTGGGTCTGCAATCGTTTACATTCGGCTCGGAACCTCCAGCGGAGCCACCACATCTGGGTATCTTGGCGCTGCGTATTACCTAAATACTGGCGGTACTACACAGGCATCAACATATTGGCCGGTAGACGGCACGACTCTTGGGGCACCGGCCACTCGGCATGGTAACTGCGTCATTACGAACGTAACCGGAAATACCTGGGCCATGAGCGGCAGCGTCAGCAACTCAAACGACGTTGGCGTGTCTGTCACCAACGGCGGTATTCCCCTAGCGGCGACTCTGGATAGGGTACTTATTGAGGTATCTGCTAACGCCTTCGACGCTGGCACCATCAACATCTTGTACGAGTAAGTCATGGCCTACATTGGGAACCAACCACTCACGGCGGCCTTCCTGACTGACACGTTCAGCGGTAACGGCTCGACTGTCGCGTTCACCATGACGGTGGCTCCGGCCAACTCGTCCTCGATCATTGTTGCCGTCACGGGTGTGTTGCAGGACCCATCGACGTACTCTGTCTCGGGCACAACGCTGACCTTTTCTGCCGCCCCGCCGACGGGGACGAACAATATCAGTGTGCGCTACCTTGGCCTGCCTGCAAGTGGTGTTGTAACCACGGCGTACCGCACGGTCACAGAATTTACGGCCACCGCCAGCCAGACCACGTTCAGTGTGCCCTCATACACGGTGGGCTACGTGGATGTGTACAGGAACGGCGTGATGCTGGGGTCGGCCGACTACACGGCCACATCGGGCACAACGATTGTGCTGGCCTCGGGCGCAACGGCGGGCGATCTGGTTGAGGTCATCAGCTTCTATGTGTCGTCGGTCCTGAACGCCATCCCCGGCACGGCAGGGTCTGTTGGCACCACGTTCTTGGCAAACGCAAGCGTAACAAACGACAAGCTCTCTCTGACGGCCAACGCATCAAACATCATGACGGCGTTAAACGCCTCTGGTTCGGCGCCCATCTACGCCGCTCGGGCGTGGGTCAACTTCAACGGCACAGGTACTGTGGCAATCCGGGCTTCAGGGAATGTCACAAGTATTACGGACAACGGCACTGGTGATTACACAATCAATTTCACCACGGCGATGCCGGATATTAACTATTCCGTGGTTTCATCAAATTCATACACAAGCGGTAATCCGCCCGCTAATACAGGCAATGCTATTGTGTCAACTCCGTGGACACCAACATCAACGTCCAACGCTCGGGTAGTAACTTTATATACCACGGGAACTGTTGCGGCGTTTGACACAGCAGCTTATTTTGTTGCCATCTTCCGCTAAAGGCCAACCATGAATCAACTTGACGCACTGGAGCAATCATGGCGCTGATCCTGTCAGGCACCAACGGCCTGTCTGATGTAGACGGTTCTGCATCCACTCCTGCCATCAGGGGCACGGACACAAACACGGGCATCTTCTTCCCCGGCAATGACCGGATTGGCTTTGCCGAGGGCGGCGTTCAGGTTGGTGAGTTTGACGCCTCTGGCAACTTTCAATTCAACTCGGGCTATGGCTCTACAGCTATCGCCTACGGCTGCCGCGCATGGGTCAACTTTAATGGTACAGGTACGGTTGCGATTCGTGCGTCGGGCAACGTGACAAGCATCACGGACAACGGGACGGGCGACTACACGGTGAACTTCACCACGGCGATGCCGGATGCGAATTACGTCACCGTAGGAAGTGTAGACAGAGTTGCTGGTGGTGGCGAGGGTATTTTAGGTTTGTATGCGGTTAATGGTTCTGGCGCATTAGTGCCCCCAACAACAACGGCAGCGCGAGTAACGACATCTACGTTTAACAATAGTGATGTTGACTTAACGTATGTTTGCGTTTCTTTTTTCCGCTAAAGGCCAACCATGACACAAGCAGCAGTATTGGGGGCAAACGCCAGCATCATGTCTACGCCTGTGGGCACAGCCCCAGGGTATATGGCCCGCGCTTGGGTTAACTTCAACGGTACGGGCACCGTGGCAATCAGGGCGTCTGGCAACGTGACGAGCATCACGGACAATGGGACTGGTGATTACACAGCAAACTTTACGACGGCCATGTCGGATGCAAATTATGTTGTAGCTGGTTTATGTAGAAGTTCTGGAGTTTCATCAGGTGCTCCAATACAAGTTGAGGTATATAGTACAAGTTCTACAAGATTTTTAACTTTGAATGCTTCTTTCAATCCTTTTGACCCAGTGCAAGTAAATATTGTCATCCACCGTTAAGGACAACCATGCCATTAACTCAAGTAACACCGTCGATGTATACCCAGCCTTTGACGGCTGGCACTGCTCAGGCATCGACCAGCGGAACCAGCATCGACTTTACCGGCATCCCATCGTGGGTGCGTCGGATCACGGTGATGTTCAACGGCGTGAGTACGAACGGCTCATCAATTTTGTTAATTCAACTTGGAACCTCATCAGGAATCGAAAACACAGGATATACGTCTGCTGCTTGGACCGGTAATACAACAACGGTTAGTCAGACAACGGGTTTAGCATTGTCTGGGTTGGGGTCAGCCTCTTATTTTTTACGCGGAAACGCTACCATTTGTCTTGTGGATACTGCTACAAGAGTATGGTCTTTTTCGTCATTAGTGCAACAAGAAGGGGCCGGAACGATGGCTATGGGAGGAGGCAACAAAACCCTCTCAGCAACCTTAGACCGAGTCCGCATCACCACGGTCAATGGCACAGATACTTTTGACGCCGGAACAATCAACATCCTTTATGAGTGAATGGTAGCGTTGCCTCATGTTCGGAATCGCAAGCTTTGCCCAAACCCCGTTTGCCTCACTGGCAGGGCAGGCTTTTGTCTTTTCCTTGTCGGAAAACCTGAACTCCGACGACGCCAGCACCCAGGTTTCTGCCTTCCTGCAATCCATCACGGAACCGATCACCGAGAGCGACATTGAGATCACCGGCAACGCGCTGTTTATTGCCACGATCAACGAACCCATCACACTAAACGACGCCAGCGCCCAAGCGTCAACGTTCCTGCAATCCATCAGCGAGAACTCCAATCCGGCAGATGTCATAGCCATCTCTGCTCAGTTTGCCCAATCGGTCACTGAGAACGCAGACCTTGCCGACACCCAGAACGTTTTCTTTGCCTTTGGCCAGACTCGCACAGAGAACATTTTGGAGGTGGCGGACTTCAGCACCCAGCAGTCGGCGTTCTTCCAGTCCATCACAGAGCCAAGCACCCTCAACGACACCCCTGTAATCACCGCGCAGTTTGCTCAGTCGGTCTCTGAGGCTGTGACGATGAACGACTTCCGGGCCATTGCCGCGCAGTTTGCCCAGGCTGTGACAGAAGGAATGACGGTTGCGGACGCCGCCACAATCATTAGCGTTTACACGGACTCCATCGTCGAGAACTTTGGGGCTGCGTCTGTCGAAGCGGCGGTTATAAACCTGCTGGTCAGCATCACCGAAAACCTGAACGCCAACGACATCTGCACCGTGGCGGCTGGCTTCAATGTGGCGATTGCTGAGAACGCAGTCCTGGCCGACAGCTTTGGGGTGGGTGGCTGGGTCAAGATCATCAGCACACAGAATGCCGATTGGGCCGACATTGCCAGCAGCCAAACCCCTGGATGGGCCAACATCACGGCCAGTCAAAACCCAGGATGGGTTGACATAGCCAGCAACCAAACCCCAGGTTGGTCTTCAATAGATGACAGCCAGAACCCAAACTGGCAAAATATCAATAACCCTCAGTGAGGAATCGTTATGTCCACCTACTCCCCCAGCCTGCGCATTGAGCTTATCACCACGGGTGATCAGGCCGGTACGTGGGGCAACACAACCAACACCAACCTTGGCACCCTGATCGAGTCGTCAATTGCCGGGTACACCTCGGTGGCGGTGGCTTCAGCCAATCAAGCGTTCACGGCTCTCAACGGTGCGCCAGACGAAGCGCGGCACATGACAATTGCCCTGACCACCTCGACGGGTGCCAACTTTGCGGTGTATGCACCCCCGGCAGAAAAGACCTACGTCATCTATAACGCCAGCAGCTACGTAGCCACGATCTACAACTCAACGGTGCTTGGCAACACAACGGCTGCGGGCACTGGGGTGGCCATCCCGGCTGGCAAGACCATGACGGTCTGGTCTGAGGGCACCAACTTCCGGGTGCAGAACGACCATCTTTCCAGCCTGACGCTCACCACGCCTCTTGCTGTAGCCCAAGGCGGTACTGGGGTGACCACATCCACTGGCACCGGCTCAACGGTTTTGTCGGCAAGCCCCACATTCACGGGCACCCCCGCAGCCCCAACGGCTTCGTACGGTACAAACACAACCCAGCTTGCCACCACTGCATTTGTTCAGGCTGCTCTTCAGGCGCTGCATCCAGTGGGGTCCATTTACATCAACGCAACCGATGCAACCAATCCGGGCACATTGTTTGGGTTTGGCACTTGGACGGCGTTTGGGGCAGGCCGGGTGCCGGTTGGCTTTAACGCAAGCAATCCGCTGTTTGACACCGCAGAAGAAACTGGCGGCTCCGCAGATGCGATCACAGTAAGCCACACGCATACCGCAACATCTACGGTTACAGACCCAGGTCACGCGCATACGGCAGACCAACCGTTCGCCAATTCAACGTTTGCAAACGGCGGCATTTATTACGGGCAGGGCAGTACAAGAAATACGCTATCTGCTACAACGGGCATAACAGTGGCAACCACTGTGGCCTCGGCTGGTTCTTCCGGCACCAACGCCAACTACCAGCCGTACATCACGGTGTATATGTGGAAGCGCACTGCGTGATTGCCTATGATCGATCCGATCACCGCCCTTGCTGCAATATCGTCAGCGGTTGAGCTTGTAAAAAAGGTCGCCGCGACGGTTGATGATGTCACCTCGCTCGGGCCGGTGCTGGGTAAATATTTTGATGCCAAAGCCGACGCCATCGAAGTTGTTCAAAAGTCGCAGCAGGGTGAGTTCAAAGGGTCCGCTTTAGGCA